GTGGCCGACCCGGCGGAGATTCAGATCCCGCGCGACGCGGACGACGCGACCCGGAACGTGCAGATCGCGCGGGGGCTCGCGCGCTGGCTCGTCGCCCAGCGGCCTGGTGCATCGGTCTTTCCGATCGAGTCGCTCGCCATCGCCGTCGCCCTGCCGGAGCCGACGCTCGCGTGGCTGCGCGGCCAGGGGCGGAGCAACGTGGAGATCGCGCACGCGCTCTGTCTGCCGCCCGAACTCGTTCGTTTCCGCTCGATTTCGCTGCGCCAGGCGATACCGCAGTCGTCCCGCGAACTCCCCGTCTCGGCCTGATCGAACGCCTCGGAAGGCCTCGCCTCGTGGCCTTCACGCGCGAGGGGCTTGACCAGGATGCTGGTCGCTCGTAGGGTGGTGACCAGAATCATGGTCACCGCGGACGCGCGTTGTCGCGCCGCGAAGCGCGGAGGCGAGCGTGATGGGGGTTGTGCGTTCAATTCGTGAGTGCGGTACGGCTTCGGCGATGACGCCGCCCCTGCGGCTTCTTCTCGAGCGAAGCTGGCAGTCGGCGCGGATGCAGGTGCAGCGGCACACGGTGCCGCTCAACGTCGCGGCGGCCGCCGGGCAGCTCTTGACGCTGTTCAAGGACGCGCAGCTCGCGCTCGATCACGTGGAAGGCGCGGACGATTGGGCCGTTCAGGTGCGGTCCTACCTGCGCCACGTCATTCGCGAGGAGCTCATCGAGTCGTCGCGCCGAGCGCGCGAGGCGACCGAGGCTTGATCCAGCGCAAGCAACATCCGCTGCGCCCCGACCGAAGAAAGTGAGCCGGTCGCACTTGCGCGCCGTAATAACCGCGCGCATGTTTGACTGGAGCGCGACGTCTCGCGCGTCGAAAGGATCACGGACATGGCCATGACGCATAGCAACGCCTCCCAGATGACGCATAGGTCGCCGCAGGACATGACGGGTGCCTACGGCGAGCCGCGTGCGCTGACGCAGATGCTCGAATTTGCTGCGGCCAACTACAATCTCGTGTCCCCGACGACGGCCTGCGCGTCGCTCCCGGATGGGTGCGAGGTCGTGCTGTCGAGCGTGCTCATCGACGCGAAGAACGAGACCTACGACGTCATGGGTGGCAAGAAGGGGCTCGGCAAGAACGCCCTCGACCGAATCGCGGCCGCGGCAGGAATCTCGTGGCTCCCGGACCAATCGCGCCGGCTCGATGACGGGTCGGACCCTCGGTACGTGCTCTACAAGGCCATCGGCGTGCTCCGCAGCTTCGATGGGACCGAGCAGATGCTGATCGGGACCAAGGAGATGGACCTCCGCGACGGAGCTCCTCAGTGCGAGGCGATCGTCGCGAACGCGAGGGAAGGCAAAGACCCCTCGATTCAGATCCGGGAAATGCGTCTGCACATCCTGGCGCACGCCGAGAGCAAGGCCCGTCTTCGCGCCATCCGCTCGATCGGCATTCGCAGCTCGTACGCCGCGCAGGACCTGGCCAAACCCTTCGTCATCGCGCGACTCATGCTCACGGGGGCGACCGCCGATCCAGAGCTCCGGCGCGCGATCGCGATGGAGCGCACCAAGGCGATGCTCGGTCCGCGCGCGCTCTACGGCGCCGCGCCACTGCCTGCCCAGGGTGTCGCGCTCGATGCCCCCAGGCCCCCACCCCCCGTCGGCGCGCGACCGGCCGACGACGACGAGGGCATCGGGCTTGGAGACCCCCTGGCCCCCCCTGTCGGGTCGGCACCGCAGCCTCCTGCCCAGTCTCGCCCCCCCGGGCCCCCCGACGGCTTTCCTGCGCGAAACCCGCCCCCCCCTCCGGGCGGCGCGCAGGCCCCCCAGCAGCCCCCCCCGTCCCCCGCCGCCGGTCCGCAGCAGACCACGTTGCCGGGGACGGGGGGAACGCCGGCGAGCGGGTTCACGATTCCCTTCGGCCGGACGCGGGGGACGCCGATCGAGCAGGCCACCGACCGGGACCTCGAGTTCGTCGAGCGCTCGGTCCGCGAAAACCTCGAGGGCGGCCAGTCGCGCTTTCCGGATCGGGACCGTCGCCTTTTGGACGCGATCCTGAACGAGATGGACCGGCGCGTCGTCAACGACGACCATAAGATCCGGTACTGAGCGTCATGTCGCGCCTATCGGACAACGCGCGGCGTCGCCGTCGCCTTCGGGCGCACCGGCGGCGCCATGCGCGCCGGGTCGAGCGCATCGCGGAAGTCGTTTGGGCGCTCTTTCTCGCTTCCGCCACTTGCGCGCCGTAATAACAGCGCGCATGATTCAGAGCATGAAGACGCCCGCACCCTCCCCCTTCCCGCCCGGTCAGGGCTATGGACCGCGCATCGACGCGGTCATCTACCACGCCGAGGCCACGCGAGACTTCACGCGGGAGGAATGGCTCCTGCTCGCGGCGGCTGCGCTCGACCAGGGCGTGAAGGGGGAGGACGGGATTTTCGGAAGGCGCGCCATCGAGGCCGTGCACGAGCTTTGTCTGCCGGTCGAGGACGTAGGTTGATGGCCGCCGCTCTTTCGCTCGCTCCGATCGTGAAAGCGTGCCGATGCGGGCGCGCGTATTCGGCCGAGACGTGGTCGGCGCTGAAGTACGTCGGGACGTCGCGCTACCCGTGGGGCGAGGTGCAAGAGCTCCGCGACTGCCCATGCGGAAGCACGATCGCGCGCGTGCTCGAGGAGGGGCTGCCGGAGTCGGGCCCGTGCCCGCACTGCGGCCGCGAACTCGGGGATATCGAGGATCGGGATCTCGCGCCGCACGTGATGGGCGCCTGTCGGGAATTGGGAAGGAAGTGAATCGTGCCGTCGCGCAAAAGAACCAGGCCCGAGGAGATCAGTCGTTCGGATCGGCTCGCGCGTTTGCGACGGACCTTCCGCTCTGCGGAAGCCAACCTCGCGAAGCTGCGCGAGAGCGTGCCGGTGGGCATCGGCACCGAGCTCGTCGAGGAGATGCGCCGGATCGCCGCGGCGCTCGTGGAGGTCACGGTCGTCATCGAGGAGAAGTCGTGAAGGTGTCGCTCTCCGACTTGAGCGTCACGCAGCGCCGCGTGCTGCGCATTCTACTCAACGCCGACGGCGATTGGGTCGGGCTCACGTACGGGGAGAGTGGCGCTGCGGTGCGCCTGGTGGAGATGCAGCTCGCGGAGCGACGCGGGATCGACAAGCACGCGGCGGCGTGGCGCATCGCCGAGGCGGGGCGCGCGCTCTATTCCGCGGAAGGAGTCTCGACGTCATGAAGTCCTTCTCGCTTCTCGGCTCCGCCGATCACCACTGGAAGCGTCTCGGGTCCCGCTTCGCGGAGTGCCAGCGCATCCACGCCTGGACGGTGGAGCAGACCCGGCTCCGCGCACCCGACGTCTTCGTCTCGGCCGGGGACCTCTACGAGGAGAACTCGACGCCGGCGGACCGTGAGGCGACGGCGGACTGGGTCACCGCCATCACCGAGACGTGCCCCTTCGTCATCGCAAAGGGGAACCACGATCGAGATCTGGACCTCGCCTACCTGCGTCGGCTCCGCACGAAGTTCCCGGTGCACGTCGTCGAGAGCTGCGGCATCGTGCACATCGGCCCCGCGGCGATCGCGGTCGTCGCCTGGCCGAACCGCTCGAGCCTCGCCGCGATGCTCCCCGGCGCGAACGCCGAGCAGCTCGACGACGCCACCGGGGACGCCCTCCGGAACGTCCTCTCGATGCTTGGCGCCGAGCTCGCGGCGCACGACGGCCCCCGGGTCCTCGTCGGGCACTTCCAGATCGACGGCGCCGTCACCTCCGTAGGGCAGCCGCTCATCGGGGGCGGGATGCGCCTCGGGCTCGCCGACCTCGCCCTTGCGCGCGCGGACATCGCGCTCTGCGGCCACATTCATCGTCCACAAGCGTGGACGCACGGCGGGACCGAGATCGTGATGTGCGGGTCGCCCTTCCGCACGGCGTTCGGGGAGGTGGAGGAGAAGAGCATCGTCAGCGCGCGCTGGGAGCACTGGGACGGCGAGGTCACCGAGCCGGGGGGGTGCCGATGGGCACTCGAGGGCTGGGACCGCCTCCCCACCCCCTCGACGCCGATGCTTCTCCTCTCGGGGCGCTGGGAGGGGGACGGCCGGGGGCTCGTGCTCGACGACGAGACGGCCGCGTGCGTCGCGGGGGCCGAAGTCCGCTTCCGCTACCAGGTGGCCAGCGACCAGCAGGCGATCGCGCGCGCGGAAGCCGCGAAGCTCCGCGAGGCGTGGCTCGTCGCCGGCGCCGTGCGGGTCGAGGTGGAGAAGGAGGTCGTGCCGGTCGTGCGCGCGCGCGCGCCGGAGGTGTCGCGCGTGGCCACCCTCCCCGAGCAGCTCGACATCCATTGGGCGTCGCGCGGCATCACGCTCGACCCGACGCGCCGCGCGCGCCTTCACCAGAAGCTCGGGGAGCTCGGTTGACCAAGGAGATGGGGGTGGGCCATGTCGATGGCAGCGCGGCGGAAAGCCGAGGAGGAGGTCGCCCGCTCGCTCGCGGATAGCCCCTGGGAGCGGGGGCTACGCGCTGCGAAGGCGGGAGAGTCGGGCGAGCGCCCGAAGCTCGTGATGTGCGCGTGCTGCAAGAGCCGACCGGCGGAGCCGGGCAGCGCCTTCTGCGGAGAGTTTTGCGCGATCGACGCGGAGATTCGAGAGGCGTTTCGTGACCGATAGAGTTGCGCGCCGTACTAACGTGCGCATGGTGTTTGGACACCGGAGACCGTGACCTGATGCGATTCGGACGCTTCTACGCCAAAGGCTTGGGCATCTTCGCCGAGCCCTTCGAAGTGAATCTGGACGACGTCCCCGGGCCGCTCGTGGCGGTGACGGGCCCAAACGGCTGCGGGAAGAGCACTTTCCTCGAGCTGCTCGGCGCCGCCAGCGTCTACCGCGACACGCCGACGCACGGCTCGCTCGGCGCGCACGCGCGCTCGCGCGGGGCGGTGCTCGAGGTCGACGTCATCAACGGTGCTCGCTACCGCATCCGGCACACAGTAGACGGCCCGGGCAAGGGCGAGACGCTGGTGACCGACGTGAACGGCGTCCCGCAGCTCCCCGACACGAAGGTGTCGAGCTTCGACGCTTGGGCGAAGAAGCACTTCCCGCCGAAGGAGGTCACGTACGCCAGCCTCCTGGCCGCCCAGGAGTCGGATGGCCTTCTCGACATGGACCCGGGGCCGGCCAAGGGGGTCCTTCTCCGCGTGCTCGGCTGCGAAGAGCTCGAGACGAAGGCAAAGCGGGCGAGCGAGCGCGCGCGGGAGGCGAAGGCGGCCTGGCAGCTCGCCGGGGCGCGGCTGAAGGACGAGAAGGCGCGTCCCGAGGCGGTGCCGGTGGAAGAGGCGGAGTCGAAGCTGGCGCGGGCGCGCGAGGTCGTCGTCTACGCCGAGGGGGTCGCGAGCCAGGCGGAGGAGGACCTCGGGAAGGCGCGCGCCGCGGACGAGGCCCACCGTGCGAGCGTGCGGGAGCACGACGACGCCGTGTCGCGGCGAGCCGTCGGGCAAGCGGCGCTGGAGGCCGAGCAGAAGAAGCTCGAGGAGCTTCGCGTCCGCATCACGAACAACGAGGCGGTGCTCGCCGAGGAGGCGGTCATCCGCGCCGCCGCGGCGCGCGCGCAAGAGATCGGGGCTCGCATTCCGGAGCTCCGGACGAAGATCGAGGCCGCGCGGGGAGAGAAGAGGGCGGCGGAGGAAGCGCGGGCGCGCGCGGGGACGACCTCACGAGGGGCGCAGGATCGGAGGGATGCGGCGCGCGGGCGCGCGGAGACGGCCGACGGTCGCGCGGACGCGCGCGCACAAGAGGCCTCGAAGGCGGAGGCTGAAGTCGGCCCCCTCAAGGCGGAGATCGAAGCCGTCGATCGCGCGCTCGCCGAGGCGTCTGCGGAGGTGGAGCGGCTGCAGGGCGTGGCGCTCGTGGGGGCGGAGGGGCGGATCGAGTCCCTTCGCACTTCCCTCGCCGAGATCTGCGCGATCGGCGCCGAGGACAATCCGTACGCCACCGCCGTCCACGACGCGGAGAAGCGATTCCTTGACGCCCAGGATCGCGCCGCGAGCGCCCTGGCGGCTGACGACACCGCGGTGGCTGCCGCGCGCGACACCCCCGCCCTCCTCCGCGCCGCCAAGGCGAAGGAGACCCGCGCTCGTTCGCTCCTCACCGAGCTCCGCACGCGCCTCAGCACGACCGCGGCGCGCGCGGCGTGGGCAACGGAGGTGCCGGCGATCCGCGAGGACGCGGCCGCGGCCCGGCGCGAGGTCGAGGCGGCGGAGCGCGAGGACCTGGCCGCACGGGAGGACTGGGCGCGCGCCAACGCGCTGCTCGAAGGCTTCGGGCCGAAACTCGCGAGCCTGCAGGCGGAGATCCAAGCCCTCAGCGACGAGAACGTCGCCCTCGCCGACACCCTGAAGAAGCTTCGGCCCCTCGAGGCCGCCCAGGGTCGACTGGAGGAGCTCCGGCACGCGAGCGCGCAGGCCCGCGAGGCGCTCGCGCAGCGGGAGGCGGAGCTGGCCGCGATCGAGATCCCGCCGGTCGTCGGATCGGAGGCGCCGGCGCGCCTTCAGCAGGCCGCCGCGACGCACACCCAAGCCGTGCAGCTGCTCGAGCGGGCGCGCGCCGAGGTGACCCGCCTCGCGCCGACGGTGACGGCCGCGCACGAGAGCGCGGCACGATGCACCGCGCTCGAGGAGGAGGTGCGGCGCGCGGGCGAGGACCTGGGGGACTGGACGCTCCTGGCCGAGTCGCTCGGGCGGGACGGGCTCCAGGCGCTGCTCATCGACGCGGCCGGGCCCGAGCTCACGGCGATCGTGAACGACCTCCTGCACAACTGCCACGGGCCGCGGTTCACGATGACGCTCGCGACGTCGCGCCTGTCGGGCGACGGGAAGAAGGAACTCGACGGGCTCGAGATCTCGGTGCTCGACACGCGCGAGGGGCGCGAGGCGTCGGGGAAGCTCTTCAGCGGGGGGGAGAAGACCTTCCTCCGGGAGGCGCTGTCTCTGGCCATCGTGATCCGGGCGTGCCGGGCGTCGGGAGCTCCCACCCTCATCCGAGATGAGTCGGGCTCGGCGCTCGATCCGGAGTACGGGCGGGCGTACATCGCCATGCTGCGGCGCGCGGCGGAGCACGTCGGGGCCAGCCGAGTGTTGTTTGTGTCCCACAACCCCGCTCTCGTAGAGCTCGCGGACGGGGTGATCGATCTGGGGGCGCGGGCGGCGAAGCTTGAGGGGTTCGTCTCGTGATCGAGCCCGCACCGAGAGGAGTCATGACCGAACCGAGAGACATCGCGGATCAGGACCTGCTGACCCGCCTCATCGGCCATATCGAAGAGGGGGGCACGCGGGACGGCTCGTGGAAGATCGCGCGCCAATACCTCGTCCAAATCCGTCCCTCCAAGGGCCGCAAGCTGCGTTGCCTCACGCCAAGCGAGCGCGCATGGGCCAACAAGGAGCTGGACCGGTACGAACCGCGCGGGCCGGCAGCAGAGCCGGCGCCGCTCGTCGCGCCCCGGCGCCCAGTGCCCACCCCCGCCGTCCTGCAGTCGCTGCCCCTGCGACCGCCGGGGAGGGCCTGATGACCTCTCACGCCCTAGCCTACCTAACCGCCGACATCATCGTCATCGGCGGCGCCGATGGGATCTCTGACCACGTCCTTCTCATCAAGCGCGGGAAGGAGCCGTTCGTGGGCCGGTATGCCCTCCCCGGCGGGCATCTGCACGAAGGCGAGGCGCCGGAGCAGGCCGCGCGGCGCGAACTCCTTGAGGAGACGGGTCTCGACCTCTCGATCGTTCCCTTCGAGTTCGTCGGCGCCTGGGGCGACCCTCGGCGAGACCCGCGCGGTCGGTACGTGTCCTTCGTCTTCAGCGCGCGCGTGTACGGGCTTCCTGCCGTGAAGGCCGCTGACGACGCTTCTACGGCAGAGTGGATCTCGGCGATTGGAGGCTTCGGCATCCCATTCGCCTTCGATCATCGGGACATCCTGCGCGAGGCGCTGCGGACATGAGCCGTCTCCGTCTCCTTCTGCTCCTCGCCCTCGCCGGCTGCACGCCGCCCATGGAGCTGCTCTCTCAGCCGTCGCCGCCGAGCAGTGGCGTTTCCGCGCTCGACGCCGGCGCCCCCTGGTCCCCTCCCCTCGCGACCAACGCGACCGGCTGCGCCGCTCGCGGTCCCCTCCCCGACCCCGCCTGCAGCCCCGGCGCGGTGGGGACGACCGACCTGGCGGTGATCTGCGGCCAGGGCACGCGCGAGCGCCGGCACGTCACGGAGGCGACGCGGCGCGCGGTCTTCGAGGCCTACGGCGCCCCCTGGGACGAGCGCGCGGGCTACGAGGTCGATCACCTCATCAGCCTAGAGCTCGGCGGCAGCAACGACGTCGCGAACCTCTGGCCCGAGCCCGCCGAGCCGCGCCCGGGGTTCCACGAGAAGGACGCCGTGGAGAACTACCTGCACCGCGAGGTCTGCGCCGGGCGGATGCCGCTCGCCGAGGCGCAGCGCGTGATCGCGACGGACTGGACGAAGGTTTTGGAGGCCGCGCGCCGATGACGCGGGCTTGGGATCGAAGGGAACACGAAAGGAAGCAGGTCGAGATGAGTCTGAGCAACTTGCAGGCGTTCGCCCAGATCGTGGCGGCGTCTTTCCAGGAGATGGTGAAGGCGCCCAACGTCTTCGTCGTCGATGTCGAAGGGGACGCGCTGTACGAGAAGTACCTGGCGTCCTTCCCTGAGGGCACCAATCCGATCTTCAAGAAGCGCACGGAGCACGACTGCTCGTGCTGCAGGCAGTTCATCCGCCGCGCGGGGACCCTCGTCGTCATCGACGGGGCGACGCTTTGCACGGCATGGGACGATGCCGCCGAACGGGCGCCGGACTTCTACCGCACGGTGGCCACCGCCATGCGCGACGAGGTACGCGGCGGGATCGTGTGCGATCTGTACCGGGTCGGTTCGATCGAAGGTAGCTTCGGGGCGCCCACGACGTACTCGCAGGACCCGGAGACGCAGGCAGCCATCGCCTGGAATCACCTGTTCACGGGCGAGATTCCGCGCTCGGTGCGCGCGCCTTCGCCCGACCAGGTGCGGGGCGAGTACCGAACGACCGCGCAAGTCTTCGAACGCGGGCTCGTCGAACTCACGCCGGAGGCGGTGGACACCGTGATCTCGCTCGTCGAGGCGAACAGCCTGTATCGCGGGGAGGAGCACAAGCCGGCGCTCGTGCAGTTTCAGAAGCTGCAGCGCGTGTTCCTGTCCAAGAAGGAGGGACGCGAGCGGAACCTCTTCGTCTGGTCGAACGCCGGCAGCCCCGCGGCGCGCTTCCGCAACACCGTGATCGGCACGCTCGTACAGGATCTCTCGGAGGGTCAGGAGCTCGAGCATGCGGTCAATAGCTTCGAGACCAAGGTCGCGCCCCAGAACTACAAGCGGACCACCGCGCTCATCACCGCCGGCATGGTGCAGAAGGCGATGGAGACCATCGAGTCGCTCGGCCTGGAGTCCGCGCTTGAGCGGCGCTTCGCCGTGCTCGGCGACATCTCCGTCAACGACGTGAAGTGGGTCGACGGCGCGGTGAAGCCCCTCCTGAAGGGCGGCATCGGTGACGTGCTCATGCAGCACGCCGCGGCGACGACGCGGAGCGCCGCCAAGGACGAGGAGCGGGCAGAGGACGTCACCCTCGACGATTTCATGACGAGGGTGCTCCCCGAGACGACGGGCATGGAGGTGCTCTTCAAGAACGAGCTCGCCGGGAACCTCATGTCGCTGACCGCGCCCAAGCACTCGGAGCCGAAGCAGCTCTTTCGCTGGTCGAACGACTTCGCCTGGTCGTATGGAGGCAACGTCGCCGACTCCATCAAGGAGCGCGTGAAGAAGGCCGGCGGCAAGGTGGACGGCGCGCGGCTCCGCGTCTCCTTGTCCTGGTACAACTTCGATGACCTCGACCTGCACATCCACGAGCCTCCCGGCCGCGGCGCGCAGGCCTTTGCCCAGCACATCTACTTCCGGAATCGGAGGGGGTGGACCGGCGGCACGCTCGACGTGGACATGAACGCCGGTCACGGACACACGCGGGAGCCCGTGGAGAACGTCGTGTGGTCGGAGCCCGTGCCCGACGGCGCCTACCGCGTCGTGGTCCACAACTACCAGGCGCGCGAGACGAGCAACCCCGGCTTCGTCATCGAGGTGGAGTGCGCCGGGAAACTCGACCACTTCTCGTACAACAAGGCCGTGCGAAGCCAGCAGGAGCTCGCCGTCGCGACCCTTCACATGAAGGGCGGTGTACTCGTTTGGTACGAGTTCTACCCCGGCATCACGCCCACCAACGTCTCCCAGGAGAAGTGGGGCCTCAAGACCGAGCAGTACGTGAAGGTCAGCGCCGTCACGCTCTCCCCGAACTACTGGGGCGACAACGCGGTCGGCAACAAGCACACGTTCTTCGTGCTCGAGGGCGCGAAGAACGACGAGGCCACGCGCGGGTTCTACAACGAGTTCCTGCATCCGCGTCTCGAGCCGCACCGCAAGGTGTTCGAAGTGATCGGCGACAAGACGAAGTGCGAGCCCACCGAAGGCCAGCTCTCGGGCCTCGGGTTCTCGTCCACCAAGCGAGAGTCGTTTCTCATTCGTGCCCAGCAGGGCAAAAAGCAGCGCGTTTTCAACGTTCGAGTCGGCGCCTAGCAAGGCGAAGGAGACAGCGTGATCAACATCTTCGAGTACGCCACCCGCAACAAGCTCCGCTTCGCGTCGCCGCGCGGCGAGCTCTCCCTCGAGCAGCTCTGGGACGTGCCCCTTCGCTCGAAGGACGACTTCAACCTCAACACCTTGGCGCAGACGGCGAACAAGGCGCTGAAAGACATCAGCGAGGAGAACTTCGTCGAGACGGCGAAGACCCCCCAGCACACCCGGCTCGAGACGGCGCTCGACGTCGTGAAGTACGTCATCACCGTGAAGGTCGCTGACGAGGAGACCGCGAAGCTCCGCGCGGTCAAGAAGATCGAAAAGGAGAAGCTCCTTGGCATCCTCGCCGACAAGCAGGCTGGGAAGCTGAGCGAGCTCACGGAGAAGGAGCTGCAGCGCCGGATCGCGGCGCTCGACGAGTAATCGGACCGAGGGAAGGCGGGCGTCACGTGGCGCCCGCCTTCGCCACCGAACGGGAAACGATGTAGTCCATGCTCGAGATGACCTCCAAGACCCGCTACCGCCTGCGCCGCATCGACCGCGCACCCGACGACCGGACGAAGTCCTACGCAAGCCGCGAGGAGGCGGAGACCGCTCGGGATCGCGTGCTCTCGGCCAAAGAGGCGGCATCCTGGGAGATCGTGCCGCAGACGAGCGGACCCTCGGGAGCGCGCGACGAGGCCGCGCGCTCGAAGGTGCCGCGCACGTTCACCCTGGCACCAGAGGTCTGGGAGACCGTGGGCCGCCTGGCGCTCTCGCTCGGCCTCACCAAGACGCGCGTGGTCGAAAACGCCGTCCGTCTCTACGACGAGAAGGTCGGCACCGAAGCCTCCCCGCGCCGCGCGCGCCCGAAGAAGTAAGGCGCCCGCCGCTCTTTCCCGTCTCAAAGCACTTGCTTCGCGCAAGCAACGTGACCAGTATTCTGGTCGATGCTACGGTCCGATTCGATGCAGCGAGCTGCTGCGTCGATCGTCACGCACGTCTTGTACGACCAGCATTCTGGTCGTTTGCCGCTGGGGGAGGATGACCATGACCCGGGCCTATCCACGTCGCTACTACAGCGGGTGTGCCCTCGCTCGGTGAAGCCGTCGTGAGCGAGTTCACCTGTCCGAAGTGCGGCTCGCATTACTTCAACACCGATCTGCTGGCCAGGACGGGGCACTGCAAAGGCCGCCTCGTCCTCTCTTTGTACGGGCACTCCTACACGCGCTGCGACTTCTCGTGGCCGCGCGCCGAGGACGCCCGCGTCTTCGCTTCGCCTTCGCCGGAAGTGGTCTTCGAATCGGGCCTCGTGAAGGCCCGCTGACGCCTCGAGCTGATGGGAGGGAGGACGCGATGAAACTGCCCTTGAGGACGCCGTGAACGCCACGGCGATGCAGATGAGTGCGAAGCTCGGCGAGCTCGCGCGCACGGTCGGCCGGAGCTCCCAGTGGGAGAGCCTCGCCGGCGAGGCGGAGATGACCTGGGATGAGGCGAAGGAGCTGACGCTCCCGGTGTTCACGGCGCGCCTCGTCGTCGTTCGGACGCGGGGTCTGCGCCTTCAGCCTGTGAGGCGATCATGAACAAGCTGAGCCTTCGGGCGAGGGTGCTGGTGTCGATCGTCCTCGCGGCCGTCGGGGGCTGCGCGGGCGCCTACTGCGGCGCGACGGAGCATGAGGCGGCGCAGGAGCGCGCGCGAGCCTCGCGCTGCGAATCGAAGCTCGAGACCTCGCGCCAGATCATCCAGTTCGACGAGGACCTCCTCGACATCTGCCAGGCGGCGCTCGGACCGGGGAGTGACTCAGGGAAGATCAGCGCGCCCGTCGCGGAGCCGGCCGCGGACAAGGCCCACGGGACGGAGCTGTAGGCGATGCTCACTCCCCTCTGCCAGCGCTGGCGGGCGCGACGCGCCTCCTATCGTCCCGCGCGGGAGCCGATTGACACCAGGCGGTTCGAGGTCGCTCCCATCGAGCGCGATGTTGCGCGCGGCTATGTCATAGCCAATCACTACGCGGCGTCATACCCGGCGGGGCGCCTGAACTTCGGTCTATTCCAGGGTTCCGCGCTCGTCGGTGTCGCGGTCTTCTCCCATCCGGTGAACGAGGCCACGCTGAAGGCGCTCCCCGGGGAGGGTCTCGAACGCATCGAGCTCGGTCGCTTCGTCCTCGACAACGAGGTCGGTGGGAACGGGGAGTCCTGGTTCCTGGCGCGCTGCTTCGAGCAACTTCGCTCCGAAGGGATCGTCTCGGTCATCTCCTTTTCCGACCCGGAGGCTCGATGCACGGCGGCCGGCGAGCCGGTGTTCGCCGGGCACATCGGTGGCATCTACCAAGCGAGTAACGCTGTCTACGCGGGGCGTGCTCGCCCCGATACGCAGCGACTCCTACCCGATGGCACGGTGCTTCACTCGCGAGCGATCGCCAAGCTTCGGAAGCGTGAACGCGGGTGGACGACGGCCGCTCGTCTGCTCGAGAGCTACGGCGCTGAGCCTCTCCGTGTCGCCGAGGACGCGGCGGCTTGGGCCGAGCGCTGGGTGCCGCGTCTGACCCGCAAGCGGCGCCACGACGGGAACCACAAGTACCTCTTCGGGCTCACGCGCGCCGCCAAGCGCGCGCTTCCCGAGAGCCTCCCTTACCCGAAGCTCGCCGCGAGGCTCGCGTGAAGCGCAAGGCCGCCCCTCGCACGCTGGAGGAGCTTTACCCGAACAGCCGGGCGCGCGCTGTGGCGTGGGACGCGGTGGATGCGCTCTCGGTGAGCGAGCCCATGAGCGTTTACCTCGACACGTTCGACGAGGCCTATACCAAGGCCGGGGGCAAGAGTCCCTGGAGGCACGCTTGAGAGTAGTGACTCCGAACCTCCTGCACCCCGAGAGCGACCCTCGCGCGCAGGACGGCGCCGTCACGCTCTGGCTGGTCATCTACCCCCACGCCGAGTGGCAGATGCTCACGCTCGGGGAGGCCCGGAGCCGCCGCCTGGGCATCCGCACGGACCGCGGCCGCTACCCCGAGTGGCTCCGTCACGAGCTCGCGCACACGGGCTGGGAGGACATGCTCGGCATCGACTGGGCGCGTCTTCGGAACGAAGACCACGCCCGCTGGCTTCTGGAGCACGGCGTCGCTCCGGGGCAGCCGTTTCTCGCGCGCATCCCGCAGCCGCGCGGCGTCGTCAGCCGCACGATGGATGGGGACGAGTACGACGTCGCGTACGACGGGCCGGAGATCTTGGACCGGATGCCGTGGCCCCGCGAGCGCGTTGTCGCCGCGTGGCGCCGCTGGATCGGACTCGAATGCCTTTGGCGCAAACTACATGAGGCGTGGCGGCGCGACCTACGCCTGCAGCAGGCCCGCAACGGAGCAGCGGCATGAGCGTCGTTCCCAGTCTGGGTCGCTGCATGCGCCCGATTCACTGCCGACCGAGCGCGCCGAAGTGCGACCACTGCCGGAGGGTGGTCGCCGACGCGAAGAAGCGCGCGGAAGCGATTGTCGCGACGGTGCGCGCGGAGATCGATGCGGCGGTGGAGGATCTCGACTCGGCACGCGGCCAATCGTCTCCGCAAGAGGTGGTCGCGCAGGTGATCGCGGCCGCGCGCGAGGTGGATGCGGCGCAAGGCCGGAGCGGGAATCCATACGTCCGCGCCAGGCATCGCCTCCACCAGGCGATCGAGCAACTCGACAACATGGAACGGGAGATGGGGCTTAGGAAATGAGACCGCCCTCGGTACGACTCTTTGCAGACGAGATCGTCGTCGACAACTTCGCCGGCGGCGGAGGGGCGTCGACGGGGATCGAGCGGGCGACCGATCGCTCCCCGGACCTCGCGATCAACCACAACGAGAACGCCCTCTCGATGCACCAGCGCAATCACCCGCGCACGCGCCATCTTCACGGCGACGTGTGGGACGTGGACCCGGTCGCCGTCTGCGCGGGGCGCCCGGTGGGCCTCGCGTGGTTCTCCCCCGATTGCACCGACTTCTCCCGCGCGAAGGGAAAGCGCCCCCGATCCCCGCGCGTTCGGGCGCTCGCCTGGGTCGTCATCCGCTGGGCCCGGACGGTGCGGCCCCGGGTCATCTTCATGGAGAACGTCGGGGAGTTTGCCGACTGGGGCCCCCTCGACGCGGAGGGTGAGCCCGACCCCGCGAAGCGCGGGCGGACGTTCAAGCATTGGCTCGGCAAGCTCCGCGGCGCTGGCTACCAGGTCGAATACCGGGAGCTCCGCGCCTGCGACTACGGCGCGCCCACCATCCGGAAGCGGCTCTTCCTGATCGCTCGCTGCGATGCTCGCCCCATCGTCTGGCCGATCCCGACGCATGGGTTTGGCGGCCAGCCGCACCGGGCGGCGGCCGAGTGCATCGAGTGGGCCCTTCCCTGCCCCAGCATCTTCGGCCGGAAGAAAGCCCTCGCCGAGAACACCCTCCGCCGCATCGCGCGCGGCGTGCAGCGCTTCGTCCTCGAGTCCGGGCAGCCGTTCCTCATCCCGACCACGCACCAGGGCGACAGCCGCGTCCACTCGATCGCGGAGCCGCTGCGCACCGTCACGGGCGCGAATCGCGGGGAGCTCGCGCTCGTCGCCCCAAGCCTCATCCAGACTGGCTACGGCGAGCGCCGGGGACAGGCCCCGCGGACGCTCGACATCCTCACGCCCCTGGGCACGGTCGTTGGTGGCGGCCAGAAGCACGGGCTCGTGTCGGCGTTCCTGGCGAAGCACTATGGCCACCCCGACCGGAAGTCCGGAGGCGGCGCCGTCATCGGCAGCGAGCTGCGGAGCCCGATCGGGACCGTGACGTCGACCGACCACCATTCGCTCGTCACGAGCCACATGGTGAAACTGCGCGGTACGTGCCCCGACGGCCAGCGGATGGACGCGCCGGCGCCGACGATCACCGCGGGCGGGACGCACCTCGGCGAGGTCCGGTCGTTCCTCACGCGCTTCAACGGCACCGGGGGCCCTGAACCCGTCCAGCTGCCGCTCGGCTCGGTGACGAGCAAGCCGCGCTTCGGGCTCGTGCGCGTGAGCGGGGAGGACTACGCGATCGCCGACATCGGGTTCCGAATGCTCCAGCCGCGCGAGTTGTACCGGGCGCAGTCGTTCGCCGACAGCTACGAGATCGAGCGCGGGCACGATGGGCGCGTGTTCACGAAGGAGACGCAGATCTTCCTCTGCGGGAACAGCGTTCCCCCGGTGATGGCCGAAGCGCTTGTGCGGGCGAACCTCGCGAGCCGGGAAGAGGTGGCTGCTTGAAGCTCGACCCCATCACGCTCTGCCTCGTCGGCTGCGGCAAGGCGAAGCTGTCCCGCCGCGCAAAGGCCAAGGCGCTCTATACCGGGAACCTGTTCCGCGCGGCGCGCGCCTGGGCGGAGAACTGCGACGAGTGGCGCATTGTCTCGGCCCGCTACGGCCTCGTGGACCCGGAGACGGTCCTCTCCCCGTACGAGCACCGGCTCGAGCCCAAGGAGGCTGCGCAGTGGGGGCAGGCCGTCGCGAATAGCATCATCGGCGAGTTCCTCGAGTGCGGGCCCGTCACGGTCGTCATCCTGGCGGGCGAGGACTACGCGCACCCGATCATGTCCGGACTCCGGGCGAGCGGGGACACCTGGCGCTGCAACATCGTCGACGTGGTGGCACCGCTGCGCGGCCTGGGGCTCGGCAAGCGCCTGGCGTGGCTCGCCGATGACTCGGCGTGGCTGGCGCAACGGAGGTCCGCGTGAAGCCCGAGACAGAACGTCACGACTGGATCGTCCTGGTGGCCTCCCACATCGCCGTGGCGCCCGATATGCGCCAGCACGGGGGGCTCATGTGCCTCCGCTGCGGCGAGACGCACGTCGTCGTCTTGCCCGCGCGCATCGACATGGTGGCGGCGACGGGCGAGGCCTTCGAGAAGCTCCATCGGGTCTGCAAGCCTCACCCGGATGGCGACGCCTGCACAATCTGCCTTCGGCGCGGCCACGACCCTCTCCAATGCCCTATCGGGAATGCCAAGACCGCGGAGGAATGGATCCGCGGGCCCGACACGGGGCTCAGCTCCAAGACGATCTGGTCGGTGATGATGGGCAATCCGCTCGTGCTCGGGGACTGGGGGCCGCATACCCCCAGCGACGCGAGCGACTTCGGCCGCTGCTATCGACTGCTCAAGGTCGTTCCAGCGTGGCGCGCCCACCTGCACGAGGTGGCGGCGAAGTACCCGAAGTGGACGAAACTCGTCGAAGCCTGGGACGAGCTCTCGCGGCTGTACGAAGAGGAGATCCCGAAGGGGCGGGGCCGCGCGCCGAAGCTCTACGCCAAGATCAAGGAGTGCACGCGATGAGCAAGGCGCCCGGCGCTCCGAAGGAGCGTCCCCTCATCTTCTCGGCGCCGATGGTCAACGCCATCCTCGCGGGGACGAAGACGCAGACGCGTCGGCTCGTGAAGCCCCTACAGGCGCGCATCGCTCCTCGCGTCGCGGCAAGCGACTTGGGGGCCTACTTCTGGCTCCCACCGCTCGGCCGTAAGTCAGGCGGCTGGATCGAGTGCCCGTATGGCTTCCAGGGTCAGCATCTACGGGTCAAAGAGACTTGGGCTCCGCATGCCGATGAGGAGCGTCACTTCAAGGCCGCGCGGCCGTGGAGCGCCTCCATCTGCTATCGCGCCGACGGCGCGTTTTGGGACAACGATGACGGGCGCGGGGGCCGTGGCTGGTACGTGCCCGGGGGCGACCCTCACATCAACCGGTGGCGTTCGCCGCTCTTCCTGCCGCGTTGGGCGTCCCGGCTCATGCTCGAGATCACGAGCATTCGCATCGAGCGCCTGAAAGAGATCAGCGAGGAGGACGCGAGGGCGGAGGGGTATGGCGTCGCCTTTGGCCCGGGAATGTTCGCGCGCTCGTTCCCGTCCTACTGGGACTCGATCAACGCCGAGAAGGCGCCGTGGTCCTCGAACCCTCGCGTATGGGTCATCGGCTTTCGAAAGCTGCCGTGAACATCGCCCACTGCGCCACCTGCGGCCGCGAGCTCCGCTTCTACACGCTCGCGATGGAGCCGCGCCCGGCTCCGCCGCCGCCCATCTACTGCTTTGACCACGACCCGAGGAGAAAGCGATGCTGACCGGAGTAACCATCACGGGCGCCGACGACCGCGTCGACCCCGTTGCGCTCGCCCACCTGAGCGAGGAGTTCCCGTTCGTCGAGTGGGGGATCCTGGCGTCGGAGACGCGCGCCGGCACGCCACGCTACCCGACCAAGGCGTGGGTCGACACGCTCGGCGCCGGTCGCTACGCCGTGCACCTCTGCGGCGCCATGGCGCGGGATGTACTCGAGGGGAACGGCGCGGTCATCGCGAGCGCGCCTCTCCGCTTCGGACGCATCCAGGTGAACGGCTACAAGCCAGGGTGGCCTTCCTTCCTGCATCTGGTGCGCGTCTGGACGGGCCGCCGGCTCATCCTTCAGGTGCGGTCGGAGGATCAGCTTCAGGCTGCCGCAAACGAAGTCGCCGAGATGGGCAGTAGCGGGCGCGCGGAGATCCTCTTCGACCCGTCCGGTGGTCGCGGCATCGAGACCTTTCGATGGCCCGCCACCCCGATCGGCGTCCCCATGGGCTTCGCGGGCGGCATCAAGCCCTCGAACATGCTCGACGTCCTCTCCGAGATCGGGCCGCGGGACGCCCCCTTCTGGATCGACATGGAGAGCGGCGTACGGTCGGGGGAGGACACCTTCGACCTTCGGCTCGTGCGAGAGGTGCTCGAGCGCGCGGCTCCTTTCGTCGTGAAGGGGCCCTGATGCGCAACCTCGCCGGAAGCCCCGACTGCGACCACTACATCGATGCCGAGCTCTCGCGCGCCAAGATCGACCTCGTTCACCACGACGCCATGGCCGACGCAGAAGTCCGCTCGAGCATCACGGGCCGCCTCGGCGCGTTCAGCTTCAAGCGGGCCTGGCGCTACTACATCGCCAGCGGCCCCTTCCCGCTCGACGTGGCAGAACGCCTCTATATCGCCGAGCGCGCCTGGCGGAGCGACGTTCGCGCAGGGGGCCACTGCGCCTGTCCGGAGCCTCGCACGCAGGCCACGTACTTTGATGCGGATGGCAAACAGCGAGTCTCTCGCGCCGAGGAGGCTGACTTCATGGCCTTCGCCGCGCGCGGGGACGGCATCGGCGCTCACATTCGCGAAGCCATCAAGACGCTCGTCTTCGTCGAGGACCCGGCGGCAGGCGCGCATCGGTCGATCGTCGATACGTTCCACATCGACTCCGAACTCGGCCTCTGGCTCTTCGCTGACGCGGTCGAGAAGCTTCCCTGATGGCGTGGTACGGCACGACTCGCGCGGGGGTGAAGGCGAAGAATGCCCGCCACGCAAAGCGCCGCGCCGAGCGCGAGAAGGCCGCGCACGTGGACGGCGACATCATCGACCTCGATCGCGTCTACGCCGTTCACAACGGCCGCTGCCACCTCTGCAAGCGCCGCGTCGCGCGCGAGCTCGCCCACTTCGACCACGTCATCGCGCTCGCTTCGGGCGGGGAGCATTCCGAAGAGAACCTCGCGCCGAGCCACCCCAAGTGCAACCTGGAGAAGGGCGCGCGGGACCCGGGCGCGTCGAAGAAGAAGGGCCTCCGGCGGCGCGCGCCGCTCCGCCGCAAGCCCAAGCCGTTGCCGCCCGCGCCGGGCGGGGAGGAGTGCTTCTGATGGTCGACTTCGAAGGAACGCATGCGGACCCGCTGACGCTTCCGCCCGAGCGAGATTGGAGCAGGCTGCTCGAGGAGATGACGGCGGCCGTCGAGAAGATCCGACGCGACTATCCTGACCCGCCGATCCGATGGGAACTCGCGTTCGATCTGTACGAGCAGCTGAAGAAGCTCGTGCCGGCCGCGATGGCCCCTGAGTCAGGACTGACAGCGCTCGCGGAGATCTTCGGACGCGGCACTCCCATCGTCGTCGCGCCCTGGCGGCAGCCCGGAGAATGGGGCCCCATCTTCAAGGCGGGCCGATGACGAAACCCTCACCGGAGCTACTGGCGCGCGCCCGTGAGATGTGGGCGAGCGCCCAGGCCAACGTAGCCGCTCTCGACGCCTGCCAGGGACCGCACGACTTCCTCGACATCACGCCGGAGAAGCCGATCGGCAAGCGCTATCGCTGCTCGCTCTGCAGGGGCGAGGTCGATGCCCACGCCGAGCGCTGGTACCGGCAGGGGATCGAGCACGCGCACGCCGCACCGAAGATCTAGCCGCAGAAGGCGAAGTACAGCCCTCCCATCAGCACCAGGAACGGCACGCAGAGCCAGAGGTAGATCGCCGTCGTGTTGATGGGCGGCGGCGGCGGACGCCCCTCCGCGATGGCCTTCGCGATCTCCACTTCTCGGTTCGCCCTGGCCTGCTCGATCCCGCCGACGATCCCTGCGACGATCGGACTGTCGTACTCGGAGGTATGGGAGACGCCGTCCTTCGTGACGGTAACCCGGTGTTTGCCCATCGAGCCGAAGGCCACCACGCGGGCCGAGCTCCCTCAAGATGAGCGCATGCCCAGTGGTAGCTTGACCTGATGCCCAAGGAGATCGTCATCGCCTGCGAGGTGTGCCGCACGGTCTTCCGCGGCGACCCGAACACCGCCGTGAGCCGCGGTTGGACCAAGACGCACCCGACGGTCCCCGGCTCGCGCTGGCGCTGCCCCGAGCACCCGCCCGACGCGGCCACAAAATGACGAAAGGCCCCTGATCCAGAAGGACCAGGGGCCAGGGGGAAGAGGATGTTGTGCGGCTTCAAGTCGCGGTGGAGGATCCCCCCTTCGCGCAGAACGCCGTGAACGCCGCCTCGTCGCCGAGGAAGACGTCGGAGTCCACGGGTTCCCCCGAGGGGAGCCGCGACCCTCCGCCGTTGCACTGCCAAAAGGTGGCGCGCTTCCAGGGCTGCGGGACGACGAGGAGCGAGGTGTCAACCGGGTAGGCGTGCGTCAGCGCGACGGGGTAATCGACGACCCAGAGTGGGTAACGAGCGAAAGAGGGCACGCTCGCCCCGTCGATCCCCAGCCAGTAGTCCGGGAAGCCGTCATAGAGGACCGGAAGGCACCCGTAGAGGCGCTCGGCCTCCTCGAGGTAGGCCAGGGCCCAGGCGCGCACGCCGGCCGCCGTGAGCTTGTACGCGTGCCACTTCGCCGACCCCGGCACGGGCCACTCGAGGTCGAGCGCGGGGGGGAGCTCCCCTCCCCCGCTCCCGAGCGCCCCGCACTGCTCGTGGTGCATGCGCGCCTGGGCCTCGGGCTCCCGCCCGGGCTCGGTCGGGTCCGGGGGGAGCGGGAAGCCGACGTGGTAGGCGCCCACCACGATCCCGGCGTCGTGCGCCCGCTTCGCGTGTTCGGCGAAGCTGGCGTCCGGGGCATCATTCCCGTCCCCGGCCTTCGCGTACAGGAAGCGCACGCCCTGGCGCGCGAGGGCCGCCCAGTCGATGCCCGTCTTCTGGATACTCGAGACGTCGATTCCGCGGATCATCACGCCCTCCGGGGAGCTCAGGTCTTCGTGGTCTCGGCCAAAGGCGCCGGAGGGGGCGGCGAGGGGATGGTCGAGTAGCGCCCGATCATCTGGGCTTCCGCCGCCGCCTCGGCGACCGCCGGCGGCGGCGAGGTCGCGCCAGGCGGCATGTTGTCGATGAGCGCCCGGATCTCGCCCTCGGTGAAGGGCTGCGTCGGCTCCCCTTCGACGAGAGGCGTCTTCACCACGAGAAACGGGAGTTCGTGCTGGTCGGCGTAGCGGCGCGTGCGTTCGACAAGCGCGCGGCCCCGCTCGAGGATCGAGCGCAGCTCGTCGACGTCGGCGGTCGACTCGGCGCCTTGCGCCATCACGGCCTCGAGCTGGCTCGCGCTGCAGCGGAGGCTTCTCGCCTCCCCCCGAAGGGTCTCCCCCTCTTCGTCGGTCCGGTCGACGAGGACGCCGACGACCCGGTCGAGCATCCCCCGCAGGCTCTGAACTTGATGCAGCAGCATGGGAACCTCTTAGCGGCCGTGGGACTCGCCGATCTTTCCGATCTCCTCGCTCACGTGCGCCGGCGCCCCGGTGAGCAGGACGCTTCCGAGCGGCAGCGACGGGTGGACCGTGGCGACGTCGCCCAGCGCGTCCTCCCCGCGCCAGACCGCCGGCGTGAGCCGCCACGAGTACTCGTCCACCCGCACGACGATCCACGAGCCCACGATGGGGCGCGCGTTCGTGCAGACGGGAACCTCGCATTCGACGGCCGGCGCCGAGGCGATGCGCACCGAAAGCAGAAGCCTCGCGGGCTTGCTCGGGAAGCCGCCCGCCGGAATGAACTCCCACCAGCGGGAGAGATCCCCGGAACCGGAGACGTGCCGCAACGCGTCGAGCTCGGTGGTAGCGCGCATGAGCCTCCAGGCGGGCCCCGCGAGGGGGCCGCGCGGCAGCGATCGAGCGGCGCTCAGGGCGCGTCCCCCGCGTCCAAGGGGGCGCCCGCCGGGTCCTTCGTGATGCCGTTCTTCGGGCCTCGGAACGTAGGCTCGCAGACGCCACGGAAGCACTCGCCGTCGCAGTCGCGGCAGGTGTACGGCGCCGGCGCCTCCGCATCCCCGAAGATGGCGCACGCGCCGAGACCGACGATGAGCGCCGCCGTGATCGACGCGGCCCACGTCTCGTCAAAGGTCCACGTGAGCCGGGTCATAGAACGCGGAGCTCCGGCGACGCGTAGACCCAGATCGACTCGACCTGTCCCTCGATGCGAGCGATCCGGCGATGGGAGGCGCCGATGCGCTCGACAGGACCGAGCTGGAGGACCTTCCCTTCGACACGTCGGTCGTCTTTCGCGTCCACGTCGGTCACGAGGTAGTCGACCCGGTCGCCCACCCGGAGGGCCCAGAGCCGATCGATGTCCGCGGGGCTCGCCGCGCTCATCGCGGGGCGCCCTCGCGGTACTGCACCCGGCGTTTCTTGCCGCCGATGAGGTTCGTGTTTTCGTCGCCGGGCCCGATCCCGTCCCCGGTGAACTCGCACACGATCGGGTCCTCTTTGCTCTCGTGGCAGAGGACCCCGGCGCAGTCGATCTGGGCGAGGTTGCAGCACCCCGCATGGCACGCGCACTGGCCGCTGCACTCCTTCACGGGAGGATTCGCCGTGCCGCTGAGCGAGGCGCCGCACGCCGAGACGAGGAGACACGCCACCGAGGCGAGAACGTAGAGGTACTTCACTGGACGCTCCTTCGAGCACAACGCATGAGGGACTACGGACAGGAGAGAAAGCTTCGGTCGCACGCCACGACCTCGGTGGCCGTGTGCGCGGTCTCGGCGCAGGCGAGCGCCGCGCGCGTCGTCAGGTTCTCGGAGACGGCCTGGCGCATCACGTCGGCGCAGTCACGGTCCTTGCCGATCGCGCACCCCACCCGAGCGAGGTTCTCGCAAACGACCGGAGCGTCGGCGAACGGGGGTGCGCTCGGCTCCTCTCCAGGCGCAGGACGTGGGCACGCCGCGCACGCCGCGAGGAGGAACGCGACGGGAAAGAGGGCGCGCATCACGCCACCGCCTTGAGGGAGACCTCGAAGCGCATCGCGACGACGCAGAGGGCGCGGAACTCGGCACCGGTCACCCAGATGCCCGCCTCCTCACCCCAGTCGCCCCACGAATTGCTGATCCAGTAGGATGTCGAACCGTCGGCCTCGGTGCGGTAGTCGAGGACGACCACGCCGTGGAGATCGTTCTCGGTGCAGCCCGTCGGGTCCGCGAAGGGCGCCTGGTTCGGTACCCATCGATCCCCCCAGAGCTGCAGGGCGGACGTCGCGTGAATGCCGACGAGCACCGGCCACCCAATCGGGGTGGCCGAGATCGCCGCGCGAACATGGTCCTCGAAGTCCGCCTGGGTCGGGTCGAGGAGCTGGACGCGCGAGGTGTCAACGCCGCGCTTCCGTCCAAGCTCCGACTCCGCCGCGGTCGGGCGCGCGTGCATGTTTGCCGGCGGAGGACTCGGCAGGTTCTTGACGTCGTCCTCCGTCCAGACGTCGGACACGCGCCCGTCGGGGGAGAGCTGGACGCTGCCGTCCGCGTTGCGCGGCCAGTCGATCATCCCCTGGTGGTCGAGGGCGGTGATGCAATCGACCATGTCCACCCCCTCGTTCGGGAGGGGACCCGTACCGGCGTCTTCTTCGCTGCGGATCGTGGCCCAGAACCACCGGACCGACGCCTCGAAGGCCTCCCAGGAGGAGGCCGCGAGGCCCAGCGCGACGAGCTGCGCGATGACGACGCGCATCGCGGTGCTGAGGGCGTGGGCGACGCAGCCTTCGCTCCGTCCCTGGTTTAGGCGCAGTCGCCGGTGGCGCCGGAGCGATGCCGCCGGCGGCGAGGGCGCCGCGCCTTCGGTCGGGTGTGGTGCGCCGAGGCGATGGTGCTTCCAGGGACGATGGACCAGTCCCTTGCCATGGATCGGGGTCTGCTCTTCGCTCATGATGCGTTCCTTCAGCGGTGAATCAGGAAGAGAACGAGCGCGGCGCCGGCGCCCATGCCGAGCGCGAAGGCGGCCAGCGAGACGAGGACTGCGCGGACGATTGCGCGCTCCTCGGCGTGGGCTGCGTCGCTTGGGGGACACTCGAGGGCGTCACGCATCGGAGTCGCTGTCCCCGCGTTACGTTCGGGTGAGCATTCGTGCATACGCGCCGGCCCCCTCTTGAATGGAGGCAAGCGCCCCGTACGCGGACGCCGCCTTTTGCAAGGCCGCGAGCGCGTCTTCGCGGTTTTGGACCGTCTTGGCGTCGGTCTGTCTTTCCGTCGCGATTAGAAAGTCGTAGAGCGCGTAGTCCAGCGCACGGGCGATCAGTTCGGCGTGCGCGGCGTCGCGCTCGGTCTCGGCCGCGTCCGCGCTTCCTTCTTGTGCTGCTTCACTCATCGCGGCCTCACGTCTCCCAGGGAGGAACGAGGCCGGGCACGTCATCGAGACGGCGCCGCCGCTCATTCAGGTAGCGCATCGCCGTCGGGAGCGCCTGGACCTGGAAGTCGACGGGGAGATGCGTGTGGTTCGCGCCCTGCACGTTCATCTTCGCGATCTCGACGTGCCAGCGCCGGTCGGCGTCCATCTCGTCGACGTCGGTGAGGACTCGTTCGGCGCTTCGCCAGGGACCGAAGCGCGCCTCGAACTCGGAGGCCAGGAGGACGACGCGTACGTCGATGTCGCGCGGCGTGGCGTCCTTGAGCGCGCCACCGCAGAGGAAGACCGGGCGGCCGTAGCGGCTCGCCATGAGGTTCGCCCAGCCGCGGAGCATGCGGCCCTGCCAGTCGTTGAGCTTGCGATCCGCCCACGATTCGTGGTCGACGCGCGCCTCAAGAACCGCGGCGAGGGACCGGCCGCCGCAGACCTTGCAGGAGGCGTCCCCATCGCAGCCGGCGTAGTTCGTCCCCGACTCGCCGACTCCGCGCCAAGCGCCCGGGCACCACCACTCGCCTTCTTTGGGATGGGTCATGTGACGTTTCCGTTCGTGATGAAGCCGTGCCAGCAGGACGGCGTCCCGACATCCACGCTCGGCGTGAGCGTGAGATCCTCGAGATTCGTCCCGCTCATCGTCCAACGCGTCTTGGTGACGCGGTCCCGCCCGGTGATGCCGAAGTTCGCCTCGACGATTGCAGCCCCGCGTGGGTTCGCGAACGGAACGATCAGCCCGTGCGGGCGCGCCCCGTCGAGTGGGTACTCGGCCTTGCCGTAGCCGCACGGACACCAGAGGTTGATTCCCTGAGCGCCGTCGATGCTCGACAGATAGCAGAAGGACCCTTTCTCGGTGCCGCGACCGATGAAGGTCGCTTCGAACCACGGATCCGACAGACGAGCGATCACGGCGTCTCCTTTTGCGCGCTCTCGCGCGACATCGAAGCCAGGCTGTCGGTCCCTCTTCGGTTCCGCCCGGCTCGCCTCTTCGATCACTCCGTCGGCAGGCACCAGCAGAACGCGCCGGCCGGCTGAACAGAGAGGTGCACGATGCTCGTGTGCCGCTCGATCTGCCGCCCGTAAGGGTCGCCCTTCGCCTCATCGCTGCTCACGAGAACCAGGTTGACCCCGGGCATCCCGCCAAGGCTCTCCCAGGTGCGCGTGACGAGCGCGTCGTGACGCTCTCGCTGCCCGTCGATGAAGACGATCGCCTGTCCGACTTTGATGTCTCGATTCGACATGATGTCCGCTGCCCTTTCGCGACTTCGGTGTCGCGCGAGAGCGCGCAGTCCTTCGTTGTTATGTTCCCGCTGTCCCACGCCGATCGGCGAGTTCCTTGAGGAATCCCCAGCAACGATGCGCGCACGCGTTCGCGTGGTCGGCATTGTGCGGGAGACCGCCTTCGGTGGGGAGACAGTGCGGCGGCAGCGAGAGCATCGCTCGCTCGGCTTCGCTCATCGCCATCTTGAGCAAGTCGTCGTCTGTCGCGGCTCTGCGACGGTGCCTGGCATATGCCTCGCGGAGCGGCTCGACCATCTGCTTCTCTTGCACGGCTGGCTCCCTTCCGTAGCTCACGCGAACAGCGTTCGAAGCTGCCCGCTCAGCCCCACGATCGGGATGGCGATGCCAGCCACCTCCGACGCGATCTTCAGCCCCGCCACGAGCCGGTCGAAGACCGACACCGAGGCGATGACGTTCGCGTCGCGGTACGTCCGCAGGAGCAGTTCGAGGTCCTCCGCCGAGGCCTCGGCGAGCGCCTGAACGTCCGCCGGCTTGAAGCTCGTCTCCTCGGCGATCTTGGCGATCGCCGTCATCATCTCGGGCGTCATGGTCCGGCGTCCTCCCGCCAGGCGCACGTGCACACGTGATTCTGGCAAACGAGCGATTCTCGGCACGATGAAGGGATCGGCACCGGCTTGGGCGGCGGTGGGGGCTGGCAGACGATCGCCCCGCCGGCGTCGGGCGGGCCCGCGTCGTTCCGGACGAGCACCCTTTCCGCCGCGCAGAACGCCGCCCGGTCGCGGGCGGCCGCCAGCGTCGTCTCAGGCCCGCGCTCGTAGTTGCGAAGCGTCAGGTCAGCGACGTCGCGCACGCTCGCCGCGTCCTCGGGGGCGAGCGCGTAGCGCACGCAGGAGGTCACGGCGAGGACCGACAGCGCGGCGAGCCCGATGCGGAGCGAGGAGCCCACGCGCGCCTCAGTGGTAGCGCGAGAGCGACGCGATCTGGTCGTGCAGCGCGGCGCGGTGCGCGACGTACGAGGAGTCGAGCGTCGGCCCCACGCCGCCAAGCGCGGCCCCTGTCTTCGGGTCCGCCCATACGTCCACGGCGGCCACCACCCTCGCCAGCGCGTCTTGCGCGTCGGCGATGAGCTTCGCCCAGTCCTGCGCCTTCCCGTCCTGGTAGGCGGCGAGGGCATCGTTGATGGCAGACACGGCGTCCGCTTCGCTCGACTCTGCCCGATCGAACGCGGCCTGGGCGCTCGCCTGCTGCGATGGCGCTAGGCGCTGCACGATGACTGCGAAGAGCGCCTTGGCGCCGTCGTTGGCGACGTTCAGGGCCAGCTCGAAGTCGCCCACGTACACGGCGGGGCTCTTGGCGATGTCCTGCGCCAACGAGCACCCCGAGGTCCCTCCGAGCGCCAGCGCGCCGAGAAGCATGACCGCGGCGCCACCTTTGGCCATGGTCGACGCGCGCGCCCGTCCGAGCGTGAGCCCGTGCGTGTCGATGACCGGTAGTTTGCCCAGCGCCTTCGCCACGATCGTGAACAGCGGCACCTTCGGGAAGAGAGCGGCCAAGCCGGTGAAGAGCGCCGACAGCAGCGTCCCGACCCCCATCGCCACCACGATGTAGTGATCGAAGCTCCCGCCTCCGGCGGGCGCCGGAGGGGGAACGGGTGTCGGGTCGGCCTGGATGGCCAGGGCGGCCGTCGTCCCGAGCAGGACAGCGCCGAAGGTGAAGACCGCGGATCGATGCTTGATGAGGAACTTCATGCAGACCTCTCCCGTCCGAGCCCGGGGGCTCGGCTGTTGCGGCTCCGCTGGGAGCCGGTTCGCTATGCGGCCCGTCAGCCCTCGTGGCCGTCGGTCGGCACGGCGCCGAGCGTGGGCACATCGACGGGCGGCAGCCTCGACGCGGCTGCCTTGCAGTCCTTGACGAAGGCGGCGCCGACCAGCGCCAAGAACACCGCGAAGGCCGTCCCCAGCACCTGGCCAATAAGCTTCTGAGAGGTCTCGTTGAACGAGGCCCCGATGCCTTCGAGCATCGACGTCTGCCGGGCGTTCTCGGCGGCGATGCGCTCGTTCTGGGCGATGACCCGCTCGGTCTTCTCGTCCACCCGCTCGAGGATCGGCGTCTGCGCCTTCGTCTCCGCGGCCGCCTCGACGGCATTCATCGCGGCAACCCGGAGCGACTCTCGCCCAGAGCGAATCACCTCGTTCGTCACCGACTGCGCCGGCGGCCGCACCGCGTGTGTCGGGGTCGCCGGCTCGATCGGCGGAAACGCCACTTCGTACGACGGCAGCGATTCATGAACGCCGGCCACGATCTGCCGCTCGACGGTGTCGAGCCGAGCCTCCATCGCGCTCAGGCGCTTGCCATGGCCCTCGCTCTGCCCCTTGATCAGGTCCACGTTGCGGCCCATGCGCCGCACGGCCCGCAGCGTCTCGCGCGCTAGCTCGGCGGCGTCCTCGGGCTCGGGAGGGTCGGTGATCGGCGTGCCGTCGTCGGTGTTCGTAGGATCTTCCACGGGTTGCGACTTTCTGCCCTACTGAATGGACCTGATTACCGGAGCCTTCGAGACCTCTTACCGTCCTGGCGCGATGATCGCGGTTGACCAGCTCCCCGCACGCTTCGGCCGTCGTTTGCGTCGCTACACCGCCCAAGCGAGGGCAGGCCTCGCTGCAGGCATCCGTGTCGCGCGCGCGCCGGCGAGCCTCCTCACGAGCGACCGCGACGTGCGCCTAGCCGTCTCGCGTTACCTCGAGGCCTCGAAGCCAGCCGCCCTGAATCTCGGCAGCGGTACGGTCCCCATGGCCGGCTGGTTCAACATCGATCTGGACGGCCATGGCCAGATCTCGAGGGACCTAACGCAGGGGCTGCCGTACCTACCCGACGACTCGTTCGACTTCGCGTTCAGCGAGCACTTTTTGGAGCACATCGAGCGGCGCCAGGCGGCGCACTTGCTCACCGAGGTCCGCCGCGTCTTGCGGGGCGGCGGGCGCCTTCGCCTGGCCATCCCGGACCTCGATCTCGTGATCGACCGCTATCGAGACGGGCGCTGGAACAGCCGCGACGATGAAGGACTTCAGCGCGGGTTCGCGCCGCACTACGGCGGCGCGCTCCTCACGCGCGGCGAGTGGATCGACATGGCGTTCCGGCAGTGGGGTCACCGGTACCTCTACAACTTCGAGGACCTCTCGCGCGTGCTCTCGCAGGCGGGCTTCCGCTCGATCGAGCGCGTCGCCCACAAGCAGTCGCGCGAACCGTTCCTCGCGGGCCTCGAGACCCGGCCGCCGGATGCCTCCGCCCTCGTCGTCGAGGCGAGCTAGGCTCGCGGAATGCTACGCCTCCTCCCTATTGCCGGCCTCACGTTCGTCGCGGTCGGGCCTCTTCTGCCGAACCCCATCGACGTCTGCTGCATCGTGCTGGGCATTGGGCTCGCCCTCGCCTCGCTCGCTTCGCATTACCGCGCGCAGCATCGCTGATGCCGTAGCGCCCTCAAGGAGTCGCGCCTGCGTCCAGCGTAAGGCCCACCTGATCGCAGCACGTCCTCACGTCGACGGTCGCGCCGTGAAGCGCGGTCACTCGCTCCCCCGGTTGGGAACTCGCGCAGAAGCGGCTCCACACCATCGAATTCTTCCCGGGGTCGGCTTGGAAGATCGGCCGCAGCTCCGCGCTCTGCGCAGCTACGCACTCGAGAAACGGGGACAGCTCGACCTCCGGCGTAGCTGCCCCGAGGTGCTGCCGCGACGGCGCCGGCTCCGGCGGGGAGCCCTTGCATCCCGCACCGCCGATCGACGCCGCCAAGACCGCGAACACACACATTCCGTAGCGCATTTCTGTTCACTCCTGTTTCAGCAGCCGAAGGGCAACGTCGCGCAGAGTTTCGCTTCCATCTGCGCGTGACCGGCATTGTTGTAGTGCGGGCACTGCGTGACGTTCCCCACGCTCACGGTGCTCGTGTTGTCGAGAAAGGTCGCGAAGCTCACGCCGGCGGCGCTATTGGCGTTGAGGACCGCCGTGTTGATGACCCCCCGGAGCGTGACCGCCGCGCTCTCCTGCGAGCAGGAATAGGCCGGCGTGTCGGCCAGCACGTGGATGGCGCTGTCGTTGGAGTGGATGTCCGCCATCAGCGTCTGGTACTGGCTTCCGAAGCTCGGATTGGTGAGCCCGAGGTCATTCTCCCCGAGCTCGATGACGACCCACTTCTGGCCGCCCGCCTGGACCTTCTGGACCAGTGCCGTGAGGTCGTTGGCCATCGACTGAAGCGACGCCGGCGTCGAACCGTAGAAGAGGTTAGCGTTCTCCGTCAGGCTGTTGCCGCTCTGGCAGAACGCCGAGACCCCAACGCCCTTGCTGCGATAGGCGTCGCGGAGGAGGGTGAGCCACCCGTCGCGGCCGAGCGGATTGGCAACCGCTCCGACGCAGATCGAGTCCCCCAGGAAGACGACATGGCCGTTCGCCGGCGGGGTCGTGACCTGCGCGATCGGGCACGTCGAGGTCCGGATCGCGACCAGCGGCTGGCTCTCCGGCGGCCCCGGCGCCGACGGCGGAAGGCCCGTCAGGATCGCTTCGCCGTCGTCGATCTCCACCGTGTGCGACGTCCCGCTTCCGACCGTGACCGGGAAGACCTGGCGCGTGCTCGCGTAGGTGAGCACGCTCGGGTTGCAGCTGTCCGGGCCGCACTGCGAGGCGGAGTAGACATCGTCGATGTACGTATGCGCGAGGATGACGGTGATCGTACCGGACGCATAGTCTGCGTACATGACCTGATCGGTCGTGGTCAGCAGCGTGCGGCCCCACGCCGATGGCATGACCGGTGAAGTGATCGTGTCGTACGAGCCTGGGAGGAAGGCAGCGCGCTTCGCGAGGCATTCGCTCACGTTCGCCAGCGTCGGCGCGCCAGTGTTGGTGAGGGTCGCGGGGCTCGAGCCGCGGGTGGTCCAGGTCGAGGAGACCCCGTTCCAATCGCGCCCGGGCTGCGCATCGAAGATGAGCGACGTGTCGCCCGTGGGCGCCGTCATCAGCGTGTAGCGATTGTCCTGCCCGTTAGCCGAGATCGCGTACAGCTCCGCGTCGGATAGGACACGCCCGTAGGCTTTGACGTGAAGGACGCCGCCCATCCACGGCGATGCTCCGGAGGTGCCCGCGCCGATAAACGTCGCAGCCGACGTATCGGGACTCGCATACGTCCCCGATACCGCGACCACGACGGGGGCGCTCGATCCGCCTACGCCATTCAGGAACGCGCGGAAGTTCCCCCCCGTGTTGGCGATGGCGAGGACGTTCGGACCCGGGCCCGACGGGACGGTGAGACCGAGGCTAGCCGTCACACTCCCCGGGTTTTGGACGATCTTGACGACTCCCGACTGGATATCGACGTAGCAGCCGGTGGCTGTGTCGTAATGGCCGAATGGAATCGCATGCGCCGCCGTCGTCCCACCCGGGTTGTCGAAGGCCAGCACGACGCTGTTCCCGGAGACGCAGAGGTCCGGGCCCTGATTTGTGGCGCTCGCGTAGTTCGAGCCGGAGAATGTGGTGAAGCGGGTTCCGAATTGCGCGTTCCCTAGCCCGCTCCCACCTCCTCCGGAGCTAGACCCTGAACCGCCGGAACTCGACCCAGCCCCTCCCCCCGCGGAAGCGGAATAGCCGACGTTGACCACGCGGCTATTGCAGCATCCGAACAGGATGCCACCGAGGAGGAGCAGCCGGAGGGCGACCCCTTTCGTAATTCGATGCGAATCTCCGGCTCTCATAGGCGGCATTCCGGGATGTGGCTTTGTCGCGTTACGGCGTTCCCCAGTTCAGCTTCTGGATCGGCTGAATGATCGTCGTGAGGTCCGACTCCTGCTGCGCGGCTGACACGCCCGCAAGGACCTCCACTTCGCCCAGATCGCCGGGCCACGGGGTGGCCTGGTCATAGCGAGTGAAGATGGTCAGGCCTACGAGCGGGTCGCTGCCGACCGAGGTTCCGTTGCTGTTGGCGATCTGCGTTCGGTCGCCGTAGAAGAGCGAGGCGTTCGCTGCCGAGCCGTTGTAGGTACCACCCACGGCATGGGCCGAACTCAGGTTGAAGGCGCTCGCGACGCAAGCCGTATTCGCGGCACCGGCGAAGAAGCTGATGCGCCGACCGGCGCCACACGACGACCCGTTGTCGTTCAAAAGATCGTTCCGACCGCCGCTTGTCGTGCCCGACCATAGAAACCCGGTGAATGAATCTGTCGCCGTCGTCGCATCGGCCACACCATTGATACTGAGTGGCTGCGCCGTGCTCGGGATCGCCGACGTCATGTAGTGCGTCCCGCTGACGTTGGTGTACCCGGGCCAGCTGTTGAGCCACGACGTGGTGAGCGTGAGCTGGTTAGCGCCGGTCGCCTGCGTGAGGTTGTACGGCCCCACCTGCGCCTGATCGACCCAGGTGGAGACGGTCTGGCCCGGGCTCGCCGGGAAGCCCGTGTCGATCGCGATCGCCGGGATGTGCAGTTCGACGACGCTGTTCGGGTAATAGTAGAAGTTCTTGGTGTTGCTCGTCTGCCCGGCGAGCGTGACTGAGAAGTTGATCGCGCTTCCGGTCGCCGTGCCCGACGGAATCACGCAGGCGGCGTGCGCGCTGTCGGTGATGGTCGTCGGTACGCCGGTGGTCGACCCAAAGTTGCAGGTCATCCCGGCCGCGAAGTTCGACCCCTTGAACGCGAGGGTTGCGCCGCCGCGCGCGACTCCCACTGGGAAGCTCGTCGCCGTGAGGGTGGGCGTGGTCGAGAAGGTGAAGCCGTTGACGAGCGGCGTGAGGACGCCCGAGCCCGTGCACGTCGCCGAGACGGTGTACGATCCGACGGTGTACGTCCCCGACGGGATGGAGCAGTTGATCGTGTTGCCGCCGCTGGGCGAGCAGCCCGTCAGCGCCGTGCTGCCGATCGACGCCGTGCAGCTCCCGGTGGCCGCCCCCGTGCTGGTGCCCAGCGCGACGGAGTACGGAGACGCGAGGACGTTCGGGCCGCTCGTCGGGGAGATCGTGTTGATGGTCCCGCTCGAGAACGTGAACCCGTTCGGGATCGTGAACGCGCCGGCCGCCGTGGTCACGGAGACGGTCACCGAACCGCCGGTGTACGTCGCGGCGGCGAGCGTCCCCTGGACGCAGTCCGTGGATGCGCCGCTATTGCAGGCACCGAGGTTCGTGAGCCCGGTGGCCCCGAGGCTAATCGCGCTCACGGTCGAGGCGAAGATGTCGTGCGTGCCGAGCACCTGCACGACCACGGGGCTCGCGAGGGTGGTCCCGAGGCTCGCCGGGACGACCTGGTCGATCGAGCGCGCCGGCCATGCGGGGGGTAGCGTGCGCTGGTTCGACAGACCGACGGTGACGCAGGCGCCAGCATCCGTCGAGACATTCAGGGCCAGCGTCGGGAGCTGTCCCGCCCCTCCAGCGTCCCATCCGAGCGCGCAGGACCCGGTCGCCAGGAGGCCACCAAAGTCGTTGAGCGTCGAGATGTCGGTGAGGCCTCCGTCCGCCCACTCGAAGACGCCATTGACGTTGGTGCCGTGCCATTCGCGGCGGCAGTGGCTCATCACGCCGCCCGCGTCCGTGACGAGCTGCGCGTTGATGTCGAGGTCGTAGCCTTCGCCGTTTGCCAGCGGGCCCGACGTCCACACCTTCTGCGTACCCGCGCCGACGCAAACCGGCTCGAAGATCGGCTCCGCTCCCGTCGTGTGCGCCCCGGAGATGCCACTGCCCGTGGTCATCTGGCCATTGAACACATAGGCCGGACCTGCACTCGAAGGTAGGGGCACGAAGCTGCCGAGCTTCTGCTCGTGGATCTCTTTCTTCAGATCGGCCAGCTGCCGCTGCATCTCGGCGATCGCGACCTGCTGCTCCGCGATCTGTCGGGCCGACTCGTGCTGGCCTCTCCAGGCATCGCCCAGCGCCAGCGCCATCACTAGAATGGCGACGAGGCCTGCGACGATCGTGACGATCCGTACGCGCTGCAGCAGCCGGTTGCCCGCGCCGAGGTCGGTTTTGTCTCGGTCCATGTCGAATTCCTCAAGCCGGCGCTCACAGTGAGAGCGCCTTAGGAAAAGGGCCGCGCGAGCAGCTCAGATGACGGTCCAAAACGGGCGCGTCGTAAGTGGGTTGGTCACGTCCGCGGGGACAAGTTGGAAGACCAGGGTCTCGCCCCTCTGGTTCATCAGAAACGTCTGGGTCAGCGTTCCTTGATTGGGACCGGAGGGGTTGAGAATCTGGAACGCACCGCCGTTGACCGTGAGCGGCTTCGCGTCACATGCGAATCCTGTATCGGTCGCCATGACCTGCAATCCGCCAAAGGAGACCGACGGCAGCGTGAGGGTGAAGGGGCCGCCTACGGTGTTCACTGGCGCCCATTGGCTACCGAGCAGCGTCGTGTTGCCTGTCAAAACGCCGTTCGGCGCGAATGGGTAGATCCCGTCGCCAACGACCATCCAGAATGGCGCCGTGCTGATCACGTTCGCCGGGTCGGCTGGCGTAAGCGCGAACGAGAACGACCCCAGCGGGACGTTCATGGAGTACGTGCTCTGAAGAGTCCCCGCGTGCGGGCCGGTCGGATTGAAAACCGGTACCCCATTGCCATCGATGAGCAGCGCGTTGGTGCCCACCGCGCCCCCGACGTCCGACACGCCGATCTGGTACGGCTGCACGATCGGCGACGGCAGCGTGAGCGTGAAGGGCCCGCCGGCGGTGTTCACCGGTGCCCATTGGGCGCGCGTGACCTGCGCCGTTAGGATCGTGTTCGAGGTGTAGACCTTGTTCGACGCGGAGGCCGAGCCGCCACCGATGGAGCGGAGGACCGGGTTGACGATGGACGTCCAGCCCGCGAGGGCGTGGGACTCGAAGCCCTCGTTCACCGCCATGACGCGGTTGCCAGAGGTCGCGCGGACATAGACCCCAAACGTCGTGGTCCACGAGGGGACCCAATTGCCGTTCTTGTCGTAGCCGTTGTTGATCTGCGACTGGAATCGGTACGTCGTGCCGAGCCCACCCGCCGCGAACTGGCGCGTATTCCCGCCCGGTCCGGTGAGCGAGATCGAGGGCGCGGTCGACGTCTCGTCGGTGCCCACGCACGCGAGCGTCCACAAGTTGACGCCGGCGGTGCTGAGCAGCTGTACGGAGATGGTGTCTCCGGCCGACACGTCGACGCCATTCGTGGTGAGCACGTAGGCGCCGCCATTGTCAGAGACCTGACAAGCGGGTGAAGCCAAGGAAGTAGTCCCCTCGGTTATTGGAAGGAGAGAGACGAGATGCCCGAATACGTGAACTTCACGCCCGTGTAGATCGTGGGCCCCCAGCCGTTCGGGGTGGCCGAGTACGTCGAGTCGTCGAAGAGGACGAGGTGATAGGCGTACGTGCTCTGATCGATCGTCGCGAGCGGCGCATAGGGGGCGAACGTGATCGACTGCGCGTAGCCGGCGTTCAGACCCCCGCTCGTGCCGCCCGGCGCCGCGACGGCGGCCGCGAGGACGTTCGGCGGTGGGTCCGACCAGCTGAACGCGTCACCGGCGGCGTGGTCCGTCGTCGCCCCCAGAAACACGCCCGCGCTGGGCGCGATGGCTTGCACGGGAACCGGCGCGCCGTTCTTGAACGTCCCGCCCTGCGTGACCTGAAAGGTGTTGTCGAGCGCGTCGGTGGCGAGCTGCCCGGTCGCGATCTTCGCCGATCCGCCGTTGGCGGTGGCCAGCGTGAGCGCTCCTGAGGCGCCTACGGCATTCGTGTTCGCGTACGCCGCGGGCGAGGCGGGCGTCGGAATGGTGACCCTGGGAGCCGCTCCCGGAGCGACGAGCGGGGTGACCGTCATGTCGCCCGTCGGGTTCATCCGGTAGAGCGACAGAAGCGGGAAGTAGGCCGGGAGGACCGCCAGGGAGGCGTCGGTGATCTGCGGCCGGAAGTAGACCGTCACGCTCTCGAGGAGCGCGCCGTGGTGGAGACGCGAGAGCGGCATGGCGAGGCGGGACTGTTGCTGCCCCATCGCCGACGACACGCCCATGGTGGCGAAGTCGATGACCCACCCTTTGCCCGACGCCTGGTCGAAGCTGTTGAAGAGCTCCGCCATCGACACGAGAATCGAGCGCGACGTCCGCCCCTGGGTGAGGAGAATGTCGTCCCCGTCCTGGTGCTGGATGCGGCCGCCCGACGCCGTCTGCACCGACGACGACCCGGCGAAGACGAGCTGGCCGCCCGTGTCGACGTCCAGACAGTCGAACCCTCCGCTCGCGGCGAGCGAGATGGGGCCGGCGACCGTGTCCCCGGTCTTGTCGGTCACGCGCGTGGCAAGCGCGGTGTCGAGCGCGGTGAGCATCGCCGCGCTCACCTCGGATCCATGCTGCCAGAGGACTCCGCCTCGCAGGTACGCGCCGTTGCCCGTGCCGGGCACGCTGATGTGATCGAAGTCGACGACCGTGATCGGCTGGTCGGTCACATTGGCGGCGGTGTTCCCCTTGATCCCCGCGGTCGAGACGACCGTGCCGTTCGGGATGTTGTGCCCCGGGATGTGCAGCACAATCGGAGACACCGCATTGCCGCTCGTGCCGGCAATGGGCCAAAAAGAGATCGGGGGATTCACTCGTGCCTTAGATCGCTAACGGAGTAGGTGACCTTGCAGCCGACGAAGGCGCTCACGTACAGGCTCGAGAAGGCGCCCGCGTAGTCCTCGTCCGCGATCGCAAGCCAGTAGAGGTAGCGCGAGGCGTCGACGACGTTGTTGGCGGCGCAGCTGTAGTGGATGCTGTTGGGCACCCCGCCGTTGATGTACGCCGTCATGCTGCCCGCCGACGGGAAGCCGGCGGGGAGCCAACCGGTGTTGAGCGGCTCGACGGTGCCGAGGAACGGGTCCGACCGGAAGGCGATGATCGACGGGTAGTTGAGCGGCAGCGAATGGCCCGAACGCTGCGCGTTCACGATGAAGGCGACGTCGATCGACTGCATCGTCGCGCCGTCGTGCGCGCGCCCGAGCGGGACAATCAAGACCGCGTTCGCGGCGAGCGGCGAGAGACCATCGACGAAGTTTTGCGGGGAGAAGAGCTGGTTGACCTGCCACTGCCAGGTCGGGGAACTCGGCATCCACGGCATGCTCGCGAGGCTGGTCGGGACGCTCGTGCCGTGGTTGATCGCCTCGTAGAGGTTCTGGTTCTTGACGAACGTGCGCGGGGCGCTGAAGACGGGCACGTCGCCGCTGCCGCATTCGATGCGGGCGCCGGATCCGCCGGTCTGCGTGTAGAGCTTCGAGCCCGACCCGCTGATCAGGAGGCCCCCCGACTGCCACGTAATGCTCCCGATGGGGAGCACCGTGACCGTGGACCACAAGGTCCCGCCGGCGGCGCTCTTGTCGAGCGCCTGCATCTGGTTGGCGTCGAGCGCCGCCATGTCGCTCGAGTTGAGCTGGCCGGTATCGGCGCTCAGGCCGTTTGGCCATCTCCGGGAGAGCGTCATTGGGAGAAGCGTCGGTCGGCAATCGCCGTGTAGTTCACGCGGATGCCCGTGAAGCGGGTCTTCAGAGGCCCGGCGACGTTGTTGTTGTCGTCGTTGATCTGAAAGAAGTAGCGGTACGTCGAGGTGTCCACGACATTGCTCGAGAGGCTCGAGATCGTCAGCGACTGCACGGTCCCAGGTACGTATGGCCCGCCGAAGGTGGCGAACCCCAGCGCGGTCGACGTGTTGGTGCTGATTTGTTGGCGGGAGATGCTGAAGCTTGGGTACTGGCTCGGCACCGAGACGGCGCTCGGAGAGAAGAAGTAGAGCGTCACGCTCGAGATGGTGGCGCCGTTGTGGATCTTCGTGAGCGGGACGAAAATCGATGCGCCCGCCGCGTAGGGGTCTTGGAAGAGCCCGAGGGAGTTCGAATCAACGCTCCAGCCGTCGAGCGCGTCGGAGAAGCACGCCTCGGCGCACGGGATGACGACCGAGCGGGTCCGCGCGGGGCTGTAGGTGGGGTAATCGTTGTCGCCGAGGATGATGCTCCCGCCGGCGGTGCGCGCCTGGATGCCGCTCCCGATGAGGCCCACGAGCCCAGACGGTGCCGCGGCAGTGCTCCAGGTGCCGAGCGCCGTGAGTGGGCCCGAGAGGAAGTCCCCCTCCGAATCGAGGCCGTAGGTCGCGAGGAGCTGGTCGAGCTGCGCGAGCTCGGAGGTCGTCGGCGTGTAGAGCTTGCGCCACCCGACCCCCGACTTGACGGGGCGGATGGTGACGGAGGTGAGGTTGCTCATGGGTCAGAAGAGCAGCGCGCGGTAGTTGAGATTCTGCTGGTCGAGGAAGAACCCGAGCGGCGCCACATATGAGGAGAACGTGCACTGCGCGGGCAGCGCGCCGTCGAGGTACGCGGTCATCAACGCGATCGTGTCCCGGTAGACCGTCGTGGACATCCACGCGGGCTGCGCCGCCACCTGCACGGCGACGTGGGCGATTGCGGACGACCAGTCCACGTAGGAGACCCCGTCGGTGGTCGTGCCCGCGGGGTCGTAGGGATTCGGGTTGCCGCCGCCCACGCTGTTGAAGCCGGGGTAGATGGCGCCCGAATCGGCGTCGCCCACCATCTCCACGTCGATAAAAAGCGCGCCTAGGAGATAGGCGAGGTCATCGGCGATCTGCTGCGGCGTGGGGTTCTTGCCGAGCGCCTGGAAGGCGAAGCCAAGCCGCTGGCGGCGGCTCGAGGGGGTGTCTCCCGGCACGAGCACGAGCTCGAAGATCCGCTCCCAGCGGGGGAGCATGTCGGTGACCGAGTCGGGGACGAACTGGTTCGCCATCCGCTCGTTCTGGGCCCACTCGGCGTCGATCGCGTCCGCAAAGGCGCGGTTCTCGACGGAGGGACCGGAGCTCCAGTCGCTGGTGTCGTAGAGACGCCCGCGCCCTTCATTCAGCGCCTGGGCGAAGAGCTCGGCGCGCCGGGGGCCGCCCCCGAACGAGAAGGGGGCGCCGGCGAAGCCGCCGAAGGACCCCATGTCAGCTCGCCTTCACCAGGATCTGCGTGCCGACGGCATCGGTCGCCGCGAAGGAGGTGTTCCAGAGCTGCACGATGATGTCGCTCGTGGAGGCGACCGCGCGCGCGAAGTAGAGGGTCGTCGTGTTGAGCACGAAGACCTCGACCTCGCGAAAGAGAACGGGGATGGACGCCGCGGGGTCGATCTCCGTACCGACGAGGGCGGGGAAGTTCACCGCAAACTGCCCCGTCGTACCGCGCGTCAGGAACGGCGGCGCATTCGTGTTGAGCGCCTTCCACTCGGCTTCCCAGTCGACGAGCTGCGTGGTGAGCGTCGTCGCCCCGGTCTGGAAGATCGCCCAGGCACGGCAGCTCGTCCGCGTCATCGACGCGACGTCGCCGATCATCTCGGTCGCGGAGCTGGCGTCCCAATCCGTCTTCGGGTTGCGGACCGGATTGGCGTTTTGGAAGCCGCCAGACGGGACGCCGTAGGCGCTTGCAGTGGAGGCGTTGGGGAGCATTCGTTTTACGCCGGGTAGAAGCCGATGAGGTACGGCACGAAGATGTTGGGCGGGTCCGACACGGTGCCAGGGAGCGCGGGGGTCGTGGCGCTCTGGTACAGCCAGATCGCCGAGCTGACCTCGGGCCCGCTGCTCGTCAGCGCCTTCAGGAACGCGGCGCCGAGGGACGACGGGTACGAGCTCGAGGGGAGGGGCTTACGGAAGGCCCGCGGGAGCAGCCCCGCGCTCGCGGTCTTCTCACCGGGCCCCAGGCTCGCGAACGCGCTCAGGACGGCGTTCGCGTAGACCTGCTGGTTCACGCACTGCGGCCAGATGTAGCCGGGCGATTGGACGTTCACGAGCGGCGCCGAGAGCGTGAGCGCGTACGCGCCCGGGGAGCCCGTGAACGAGATCACCGTGGCGTTGAAGATCTTCCAGGTGTTCGGGTCCAGGTAGGCGATGCGGGAGACGCCGGCCGTCGGGGGGCTCGGCGCGTCGCAGGTGATCTGGGTCGTCGAGGTGACGCTGGTGATGTTGCACTTGAAGCTGCCCGCGCCGTTGAAGTTGTAGGGCCAGGGCTGCGCATCGAGCCATCCACCGCCGGGGCCCGGCGGCTGCGCGTTCGGGGCGGCCGGCAGCGAGAGGCCGATGGCGATCGAGGCCTGCACGTTCGCGACGGTCGTGACGACGATCTTGCTGCCCTCGCCGAGCTGCCCGAGGATGTAGGGGGTGATCGTGCCGGTCAGAATCGCGGCGGCGATGTCGCGGTTCCGCGCGTTGCTCGCGGCGAGGTTGGTCGCGTACCCGACGACCGCGACGTGGTAGCTCGCCGGTCCTCCCGCGGCCGGGTAGCAGAAGCCGGCTTGCACGCCGGCCCAGGCCTTTTCGGCGACCTCGCAGACCTGGGCGGCGTTCCCCCCGCCCATCGGATTCGCCAGGCGGCGGAGGAAGCGCGCGCGGGCCGTCTCGACGTCCTCGGCGTCGCCCCCGTTCGAGAGGCCGTCCTCGCCGCCGGTCGTGCCGACGGTGACCGAGGGGCTGCAGTTCGGGGGGGCGATGATCCAGGTGAGCGTGTCGCCGTTGACGTGCTCGGTGCTCGAGCCGGTGCTGAGCGCCTGGACGGGGACCGGCTGGCCGTTCGAGTACGTGCCGCCCTGAATGACCTGGTAGACCTGATTCAGGTCGTCGACGAGCTGGTCCCCCTGCCCCGGCGTCGTGCTGCCCGCGATGGGGGTGGGGGCCGAGCAGGTGATCGTGACGTAGCCGCTGGCGCCAAAGGCGGCCCGCGGCGCCATCCCCACGATCGCCATCCAGCGCGTCAGCGCGTCGAGCGCGGCGCTGTCGGGCATGAAGTCGTCGACGGAGACGACGGTGTTCGCCTCGTTGACGGCCAGCTGCCGGGCGATCGCATACGCGAGCCGGTAGTAGTCGCTCCCGATCTCGACGTTGACCGGCACGCCCTGTCGCGCGAAGTCGGCGACGAGGGTGCGAAGGATCGACTGCGCGATCGTCACCTCGTCCCGCGCCGAGATCGGCGGGGAGGCGTTGAGCGTGAGCGCGACCGGAGCCGACGTGGTCGTCGTGCTCCCGATGGTGGTGACGTTCGCCATCAGAAGAGGTTCGTGACCTGGTCTTGCTGCTGAGATCCGGTGAGGTCGCGCCAGCGCATGTCCACGCGGACGCCGGAGATGGTCGCGCCCGAGCCGATGGGCGTGACGACGATCGACACGATCGCCATGAGCCCCCGGTTCACGTACAGCGCGAAGGCCGTCTGCACGATCGCGAGGACGTTCTGCGTGAGGTCCGAGCCGGCGACGTCGAGGCTCGAGAAGTCGAGATCCGCGGCGACGAGCGCAACGATCTGCGGCATCGTCGCTTGCCCGGACGCGAGCCCTAGCGCGGTGAAGTCGAAGTCGCCGGTCCGCGGGTCGATGATCCGCCCCGTGTCCGAGAGTCCGGAGAGCGGTCCGGGAAGACCACCGGGATGGCCACCTGGCCGGTCGCGCGAATCCCCGTTCCCGCCGGCGACAAGCCCGCGGGCTGCCCCCCCGCACCGAGCGGCACCGTGATCGGGAACGTGGGCGGGATGCTCATGTGGAGGAGGAGTTCAGGGGGCAGTCGAGCTGCAGCATCCCCAGGAAGGCGTTGATCTGGTCCACAAGCGCGAGGATCGCCGTGATCGTCGCGATGTTGAGGATGAGCGGCGGGAGCGGCGTCGCGGGGATGAGGTTGTTCAGCGGGTTGGGGATCGTGATCGTGCAGCAGAGCGTCGCCTGCCCGAGATTGATCCCGAGCTCGGAGGGCCCAAAGGAGAGCCCGGGAATGCTCGGCAGCCCGATCGACAGCGGGCTCTGAAGCGAGGCCGTCGGAAGGAGCGGGACATCGAAGCAGGGCACGGCCTCAGATCCCCACGCGCACGCTGTTGGAGGTGAAGAGGCCGATCGGGGCGCCGAAGCCCGCGGCGATGATGGGCACGCCGGGCATCGTGAGCGGCACCTCGGCGAAGCCCCACGCCACCGGGCTCCACGCGGGGCCGACCCCGAGGAAGCAGGCGCCCGCCTCCGCCTTGAAGAGCCCCGCCTTGAACTGGATGGCGCTGGAGAGCCCGGGAATCGGAAGGCCGCCGGTCTGCCCCATGTCGAACGAGACGCCCGACTGATGGGTCATGTGGAATCCCGTCTGATCGAAGACGAGCTTTCCCCAGGGCCAGACCAGCATCCATCCCTTGCTCGGGTGGATGCGCTCGTAGGAGGCGCTGCCCGAGTCGTCGTTCGTACTCGTCGTGTAGTGGGTGATCGACCCGTCGGCCTTCCACATCGTGCGCGCTTGCGCCTTGCCGTCGGGCCCCGGCGCAAACACGCACGTCTCGCCGGGCGAGAGGTTGCCGTAGATCTGGTTCGTCCGGACGTCGCGGGAGGCGATGACGACGTCGCGGTTCGAGCAGCGGATCGCCACACCTTGGCAGGCGGCGACGCCGTTCTTGGGATTGACGGGCCGCGAGGCGAAGCCGGTGTGCTGCCACCATTCCGCGTTGTCGCAGTCGGTGACCTGTTTTACCGCGTCGCCGGTCTGCGCCAGGATCGTCCCGGTCTGCTGCCCATTGTCCGGGTTGGTCTGCGTCCCCAGGATCGTGTTGAGGATATCGACGCCGATCTGGAAGACGCCGGAGATGGTGGGGGCCGACATGGGATTAGGACGGGAGGACCTGGATCAGCGCCGGGCCGAGCAGCGCGCCCGAGCCGGTCTTGCTGACCTGGTAGGAGAGGACGTCGCCGGCGCTGAGTGCGACGGCGCCCCCGAGAAGCGGGATCGAGGTTCCCGCCCATGCCGCCCACGCCGTCCCCGAGCTCGCCAGCTGCGCGATCGCGCTTGGGCTCCCCGTGCCGCCGGCGCGGCGGTTGACGGTGAGGGTGAGGTAGTTGGACGGGTCGGCGGTGACGGCGTTCGCCTGCACCTGCAGGACGAGCGAGCCGACGACGCAGGGATGAATGGCCCGCCCGAGGAGGGTCTCGGGAACGGCGGTGGACGCCAGCACCTCGGTCGCAAACTGCACGGCGAAGAGCGGCCGCGGAGTCGCACCCGAGACCGCAGCCGCCTGCGCGTTCGTCTGCGCGGCGACGTTCTGCATCACCCGCCCCTTCATGGTCGTGACGGGGCTCGTCGTGACGTCGACGACGTCTGCGAGCTGCGCGGAGGTCATGCTCGCCAGGACGAGGGGGAAGGCCTGCTCGAAGAGGGCTTGCGCGAGGCTCGTGGCCGTGAGGGGGTTCCCGAAAGGGCCGAGCGTCGGGACCGCCGTGTAGGTCCCGTCGCCCTGCACCGTCACGACGCCGGCGGTCGTCTGGGTCATCTCAGGGGAACTCCATCGTGTGCGGGAGGATCAGCTGCAGGTGCGTCATCGGGCTTCGCCCCTGCCGGATGAAGGAGCGGCCGCCGACCCACATGGGCGCGTGGAAGTTGGAGTGGTCGTCGTCGACGTCCACGATGGTGTTAACGGTCCAGGGCACGCCGTTGTACGTGTGCCCGTGCACGACGTAGTCGCCGACCCACATCTCGCATTGGATGTGGCTCATCTCCCGCTGCACGAACCGAATCAGCTGATCCTGCGTCTTCGCTTCGTCGTCATGCAGGAACGTCACCGTGGAATACGGCAGTGGGCGAAGAACCGAGTCCGGGAACTGGCGTGGCGAGAGGACGAGGCAGTCGTCGTTCTCGAGGAAGATGTCGTCGAGGTCCCTGCGGACGTTCAATCGCGAGTCTGAAAAGCGCGAGTCACGGAAGACATTCGTGAGACCCGGCGAGCGCGGACTCGTCGTAATGCTCCCTTCGAAGGCGCCGAGCTCGATCCCGGTGGCGATCGTGACGAGCTCGTTCATCATCCCCACCTTGTAGTGGGACCGTGGCCACTCCCCTCCCCCGGTGAACCCCGTGGCGATGATCGCGCCGACCTGTCGCGAGGTGCGGCACTTCACTCCACCGCTCAGAATGTTGTTCGCCGTCGGGTCGTCGATGCGCCGCGTGAGCTTCGCGATCGCGGCCTGCTCGTAGTCGGGGAGCCCGACGACAACCGAGGTGCCGTCGGCGCTCGGCCAGAAGAAGTAGCCTGCGCGGTTGATGATGCGCGTGGCGTACTGATGGATCGACTCGCCGGGATGCGGCTTCAACTGCTCGGTGAAGATGGAAGACTTGATCGGCTTCCCCTTCACCTTCGTGAACTTCTCGGCGCGAAGCCCCGTGCGTACGGCGCGATTGGCCGCGTCGCTCTCGGTGTAGGTCTTGAATCCGTACGGCGCGAACACGCCCTCGACGAAGTCGGCGAGCGTCTGGTTGGGGCTGAACTTCAGATTGAACGGGTCGGCTCCGCCCATCACGAGCGGGCCCATGACGTCCTTGCCGGTGACCTTCAGGATCTTGCCCTTGCTGGGGCTCGTGTCCGGCTCGACATCATCGATGTAGCCGGTCGCCTGGACGAGCCCGCGAATGCGCAGCTGCACGCGAGCGCCGGGCTTGAGCGCCTCGACCTCCTTGGCCGGCGGGTTCTCCTTGCCGCCCGTCTCGAGCGAGAAGCCGTCGGCGGCCGTGCGGAAGTTGGACCCGAACTCGTAGGCGTTCCAGCGGGTGAGCGTCTGGCCGGTGTCGACGACCTGGAGCTCGAGGAGATCCTCCTCGGGCGCGCTTTCGCCGGGGGCGCTCATGCGGCGAGGTAGTAGCGAACGCTCGTGTTTAGGGGGATGACCGCGCTCCGAAGGAGCGTCGGGTTCAGGGTGATGAGGTCGAGCGTCGAGGCGCTCAGCTGCTGCGCGACCGACGCGAGCGTCGTCGGCTGCAGCCCCACCGAGTAGAGCCCAATCTTCTTGCCGCTCGTGTTGAGGTTGCCCTGAAGAGCGATGCACGCCACGCGGAGGCGGTCAATCGCATCGCGGGCGGGCCCGTTCTGGACGCTCTGGATCGCCTGGGCGGGCGAATTCACGGCGCCGCCCATGGCGTCGAGGATGGCGTTGCAGCGGTAGCCGACCTCGTTGATCTGGCCCGCGACGCGGCGCGAGAGGAGGGCGGCGGTGTCGAAGACGCCCTGGATGCTCCGCATCGTGTCTTGGAAGTTGGGCTGGTACTGCGGGAGCTTCGGTAGCGCGGGCTTGATCTGCGGGATGAACGAGTCGAGGTCGGACGCCGCGCCGATGGCGGCGCTCATCGGGTTGACCTGGACGAGTACTGCGGTCGTGTCGTTCGTCGCGTCGAAGGTCTCGCGCCAGGTGGCGGTGACCCAGACGCCGTCGGTCGTCGCCTCGTCCCAGTCCGTTTCGGCGTGGATGAAGCGGCAGGTGATGGCGCCGAACTCGGGGTGGTCCAGCGTGCCCTTGCTCTTTTTGGCACACGCGGCCGTGAACTGCCGGTAGACGCCCGGGTAGAGCGCCCCCGGCGGCCACTTCTCCTGGGGCCCCGGGGTGAGGCTGTTCAGGAACGGGATGCGGGCCTCGAACTCGAGCGGCATGCGCCCGAGTCCTTCGAGCTCGGCCCCGTCCTTCTCGACGTAGCGATGCTCGGCGATGTCCTGCGCGAGGTGCACACGGAAGCTCTTCGTCGGGAACGAGATCCCCTTCCACCGGAACTCCGGAAGATTCCGCACCACGAACTTCGCGAAGTCGGGGACGATCTTCAGGTTCGGGACGAAGGCGTTGGTGAGCGTCGTGTTCGACATGGCCTAGCCGTGGTCGTGCCCCGGGCGCTGCTGGTTCGGCGGCAGGTGGCGCGACATGTTGAAGTCCGCCGAGCCGCCGCCGGCGGTCGATGCGCCCGCGCTGTTGGAGAACTGATCGAGCGTGTCCTTGGCGCGCTTCAGGGCGCGCACGAGGTCGTCGAGGTGGTCGAGGTACTGGCTCTGCTTGTTGTAATCCTCGACCTGCCCGCGCTGCCCAGGCAGTGGAGATAGCGCCGCGGCGCCCGCGCCGAGCGCCGCCATGGGCCCCGTGTTGTCCTTCGCCTGGGAGATGCGCGCCTGGATCTCGCGCACCCGGGAGCTCAGCTCCTCAGGCTTCGCGGTCCCTTCCTCGATATCGCGACGCAGCACTCGAAGCGAAGTGAGGTCCTTCTGCGCCTGGTCTTCCCCGGCGTAGGCGCCCCCCTTCCCCCGGGCGATGACGTCGTCTCCGGCCACCACCGCGAGTACGCCGGCGGCGATGGGCGCAGCCAGAGCCGATCCCGCTCGGGCAGCCCCGGCGACGCGCGGCGCGACCGCTCCGGCCGCAACGCCCCCCGCCGTGGTCAACGCCGCGCCCGCGCGGCCCGCCGCGCCGCTCACCACCCCCGCAACCGTGCCGGCCGCTTGGCTGTTCAGAAGCGCGGTGAGGACGCCGCGGACCGCCGCGCCAATGCCGGCGGCGGCAAGGTCTCGGCTGATGGAGGCGGCGACGATCGCGCCGAGCCCCTTCCAGGGGTTCTCGATGAGGTAATCGGTCGCCTTCGCGATGCCATCGACGAAGTGCTCGATCTTGTCCGGGTTCTTGGAGAGCGCGTCGATCCACCGCTCGAGGATGGGCGTACCCTTCTCGGCGATGACCTCTTCGAGATGGATCATCGCGGCGCTGAGCTTCTGGGAGTCCTCCGCCATGACGCGCGAGAAGTCGGCGCCGACGTTCGACTCGGCGTAGGAGGATTGTTCGAAGTCGATGACCTTGCTCTTGACCGCGCCGTATCCGCTCCCCTTCTGCTGGGCCTCGGCTCCGCGGTAGGTGTCGGTCAAGGCAGCGAAGACCTTCATGCCGCGCTCGCCCAAGATCTCTTGGGCGAGGTCGGCGCGCCCCTTGGTCGCCTTGAACACGTTCGGGAGCAGCTCCTCAGGGCCGAGGAGCCCCTTGGCCGGATTGCCGCCGACGTAGATGTCCTTGAGGGGCATGCCTTTCTTGTGCCCCTTGCGCATGACGTCTTCGCCGAGGTGCTTCACCGCGGTCGCCGTCTCCGCGGCATCGCCGCCGGTGGCAGGGCCGACGAGCTGCGCGAGCCCCAGGAGCTTCTGCTGGTTGATGCGGACGTCCCCGCCATAGAAGCCCGCGGTCTCGGTGATCGTGCCGACGTTCGCGGCGAGCTGCTCGAGGGGGAGGTTGCCTTTCTTGCCGCCCCCGATGATGCCGCGCATGTTCTGGAGGAGCTCGTCCTGGCTCATCTCGGGCTTCGCGGCCTTCATGGCCGCCGCGGCCCGCACGTACTGCCCCAGGTCGCCCCCGGAGCCGCGCGCCATCATCGCGAACTCCTCGAGGTTCGACCGGCCCGTCGCCTTGCTGGGCGTGCTGATGCCGGCGAAGTCGGAGGCGTTGCCGACGTACTCGTGGATGTAGTTGGCGAGGTCGGTCTTGTCGAAATTGGTCGCCTTCTCCACGTGGCGCGCGAGCGCCATGATCTTTTCGGGACTCGCCGCCGCGCGCGTCCGGGTGGCATCCCCTTCGACGAAGGCGGCGTTCGAGGCCTGGACAGAGGCCTCTTTGAACTGCATCTCGTTGCGGAGGCTGTCGGCGATCGAGAATCCGCCGCCGATCGCGAGGGCCGCTCCCCCGAGCGTCAGCGCCGTGTTGACGACGCGCCCGGTGCCAGAGCCAATCGCTCCGGAGATGGTGCTCGCGTACTGCGCGCGCCGCTGGCGCGTCGCCTGGCGCTGCATCTGGGCCTGGTGATCGAGATTCGCCCGCTCGCGGAGGCTCTGGCGGAAGATGCGCTCCTCGGTCTTCGCCTCCTGCGTCGCGATGCGCTCCCGATCGCGCGCAGCGCGCTCGCGGTCCCGCGTCGCCTCGCGCGTATAGCGCTCGCGATCCTGGGCGATGCGCTTCTCCGCGGAGCTCTCCTTGGCCGCGAACTGCTCGGCCGCGCGCTCGCGCTCCTTGCCGGCGCGCGCCGCCTCACGGGAGAGCTCCTTTTCCCACCGCTCCGCGTCCTTGACGAGCTTGTGGTAGTCCTTCTCGCGCGCGTCGACCTCCTTCTTCGTGACCTGGACGCGCTCGCGCGAGGCCCGCTGCGACTGCGAGACGGTCTGACGCTCGGCGCGGACCATGCGCTGCTCGAGCGAGTCGAACGCGCGCATGACATCCCTCACCCCGCCGGCGAGGAAGTCGATCTCTACGGGTGCGGGCAAAGGTCACGCTGGGGACGAAGCAAGAAAGAGGGGGGAGGATGCCGAGAGGCCGGCGAAGAGGAAGTGGCAGGGAGGGCATCGACCGGGGAGGGACGCCCTGAGGGGTGAATCAGTCGAGCGAGGGCTCGGGGAGCTCCTCGACGTCTATGTCCGGGGGCTCATCGAGGCCGCCCGCGTTCGCGCTGTCGCTCTCGCTCGAGTCGCCGGTCGACCTCCCGGAGCCGTCGTGCGGCGTACCAGAGGAGGATGTGGCCATCCGTGAGTTGCGTAGGTGAAAGACCAAACGCAAGATCAGGTCGATCAACGCACCCGAGGAGAGTGAACCTAAAGGGTCGGTGCGCGCCCCCGCGGCGAGCTTCTCGATCCAGAGATCGCACTCCTCGTTGGTGAGGTAGGCGAGGATCGGTCCGCACTCGATCTGGACCCGAAGGTACAGATTCATCAGCACGCCGACCTCGTCGGCGAGCATGTTGTGTCGCATCCATTGCGGGGACGGAAAGGCGTTGTCGTCGAGCTTCGACGTTGGCTTCCGGCACGTGCGGTAGAGCAGCTCGACGGTCGCCGCGTTCTTGTAGACGTTCGCGTAGCCGAGCGTGGTCGCGTCCACCGACTTGCTCGGGTCCTTCTTGTTTCGAAGGACCTCCTGCGTGTACAGCTCCGCGGCCGCCTGCGCGAGGATCTGCTCCTGCTGTGTTGCGGGGACGATCGCGATCTCGCCGATCGACGTGTCGGTCCCGGGCATCTTGCGCGGGTAGTCGACCTTCTTCGAGGGGCGCGGCACCTGCTCGAGCATCGCCACGAGCTCCCCAGGGGAGATGTGCTCGGGGGGCCCATGCGCCATCGCGCGCGGCGCCTGTCCGTCCGCGTGCTGCTCTTGCGCCGGCTTGCCGTGCGACGCCGATTGCTTCTTTTGGATCGTCACCGAGACCTCGGGTTACTGCCAGATCGGGAACGTGCCGATGAAGCTGAAGTCGTACTTCGCCTCTTGATCGGTGGCGTGCGAGTGCGCGTCCTTCATGATGAAGCCGTTCACGACGCACTGCTTGCCGTCGCTCCGGATCACGCCGATGTTCACGGGCGTGTACGTCACGATCACCTGGCCGGCGTCGTACTCGAGCCCCGTCGCGGGGATGACGTTCATGACGCGGCCCGAGCACATGGATGAGCCGGGCGAGACGCCGGCCAAACCTTTGGCCGTCGTCTTGACGATGTTGCCGCCGCCGTCTCGCTCGAAGTCGACCGAAGCCTCCTCGGTGAGGAGCGCGCCGTTCACTCGCGCGTAGAGCAGCGAATAGAGCTGAAGATTCCCAGCCATAGGGCAGGACTCCTTGGGGTAAGAGAAGGGGGACGCGGGCCAAAGGGCGCCTGGCCGCTCGCGCGTCCGGGGCGAGAGGTGCGCGGCAGCAAAAGGCTTGGCCGCGCTGCGGGCGCTGAACGGGCGCGCTCCGTAGACGGCAAGGCTGCGAGCGTTACGCTCTCAGCATGAACGTGTGGCGAATCGCGGTGTTCGGAGGGCTGCTCGCGCAGCTGCTCGCGTGCGGGCCCGCGAACGAGGTTCCGTACATCATCGTCGAGGGACTCGACGCGGGCCTGGGCAGCGCGAGCCCCGACGCGGGATCGGCGGAGGGCGACGCGAGCGACCCCGCTCCCGACGCCTCGCCGCCCCCCAGCCTCGACAGCGGCCCCCCTGCGCATCTCGATGGCGGAACCAGTCCGCAGCCGGATGCCGGGGAGCACGACGCGGCCAGCCCGGATGCGGGCGAGCCGGTCGATGCCGGGTCCGAGCCCGACGCCTCCGCGCAGGATGCCGGGGAGGACGCGGCTCCGATCTGCACGGGCCTCGTGGGCGCTCGCACGTCGAGCGCCACGTGCACCGCCCCCGCGGGCGACGCGGTCTACTGCCCCGCGTGCGCCCCCTTCGCGTACGAGTGCCTCTTGCCGTCGCAAGAGCCCGCGGAGTTCGAGGCGCCGGGCGCGCCGTCTCTCTACCAAGGGACGCTCGGGAGCGGCCTCGTCGTCTGCTCCCCTACCCCGCGGTGCATCCAGCAGACGGGCGCGCAATTCTGCTTGGCGGGCACCGTCTACTGGTGTCCGGTCGCCGGCGGCGTGCAGGCGACGCCGCCGGGCACCGGGTGTCAGCCCGTCTCAGGGCAGCCGAACGCGTTCTGCTGTCATTGAACCGTTGGCGTTGAAGCTCGCTCGGTGAGCGCCGACAGGCGCTCGAAGAGAGGCTCCGCGTCATCGTCTGCTTCCGACTTCGAAGCCTGCAGCAGTGTCACGAACGCACGGAAGCGCTCCGCAGTCGTTTCGCTGCGACCGAGATTCGCAGCCATGCAGCAGAGGACGACGTTGTCGGGCGTGTAGCCCTTGTCGTTTTCGAGTCGGTCGATCGATGGCCGCTGCGGATCGCGATGAACGCCGCTCGGCACGATCGGTATGCCGAACCAGTAGCAGCGGCCTTGCTGCCGCTCCCAGATGGCTCGCACCGTCTCTTCGTCCAGGGCGAAGTCGAGGCCGCGGCGGCGCGCGCTCGCCTTCGTGATAGCAAGGAGAGAGGAGAGCCAGTGCTTGGTGCGCTGATTCTCCCGCCAGACGCCGCCACGCTTGGCGTGTCTCGCGCGCGATGCAGCGAGCATCTGCTCCTTGTTGGCTTCATATCGCCTTTGTTGATACGCGCCGACGCAACCCTTGCAGTGAGCGCCGAATCCACCTCTTCCGGTCTTCAGCGGATAGAAGTGTTCCTTGGTGCACGGATAGACCTTCTTGCACTTCGTGCAGGCTTTCTCCGACAGGAACTCAGGTCTGCGTCGTCTCGCCGCGCGGACGTTTCGCTGCTTCTGGCACTTTTTGCACTGCGTGTGAAGCCCGCCACGGCAACCGCTATGCGCGTAGAAGAACTCCGTCGTCTCCGGCTTCTCAAGCCCACACGCAGTACATTGGCGCATCGACCAGCATTCTGGTCATTCGCCCAACTCGTCGCAAGCGGCTTACGCCACCTGCAACAAAAGGACAGCGAATTGATCAATGATATCGACGGGCTGTAGAGGGCTCTCCACGTCGATGCGGTTGTTGTTGTTCGGGTCCTGCTGGACGATCGTACCGGCTTTGATGTCGGCCACGTTCTTGAACAGATTGCTCTGTCCATAGAGGTCGATGAGGTTGAAGACGTCGCCGCGGTACAGGTTCGGCGTGATCGTCGAGGAGTCCGGCGGCGGTGAGCCGGGCTTCGGGTCCTGCGCGAAGACCTTCTGGCTCCAGTTCGTGTTGGTGAGCGAGTAGAGGTCGTCGCCGAAGAAGTCGCAGACGGTGACCTTCCCCGCGTCGCGAACCCGGTAGTCCGGCACCGAGCCGTTGAGCGAGTAGCTCGTGATGCGCTTGACGAGGTAGGTCTTGGTCGCGCTCGACCAGCCGACCGGCGTGACGCCGTTCTGGAGCAGCCCCTTGATCGTGGTGCGCGTGGGCTGCTTGGTCGTGTCGCGGGACGGAGGGATGGGCCAGGTGTCGTTCGGCCCCTGTCCGTACCCGCTCCAGTTCAGCTTCGGCTTCGAGCCGCTGTTCTCGTACAGGGCATAGAGCCCCGCCGCGACGCAGGCGATCTCGAAGGGCGTGTATGGGCACGCCTGCGACCAGACGAACTCCGCGCGCGGGTTGTTCACCGTCGTCGCGAGCGTGGTGACGTTGCCGCTGCTGTCCACGCTCCCGCAGAAGGCGCGCTGGCGGATGCCATTGGTGGGCAGCGCCTGCGAGCTCACCTGCGCCGCGAGGGCTCCGAACTGCGTGGAGTCCTCGGCGGCCGAGACCAGGTAGTAGTAGCGCTTCGGGTTGATCGTGCCGAGCGCGGTGGTGTTCGAGTCCGCCGTGGTGCCGCCCGTGAAGAAGGCGTCGGCGGTGTTCGTCACCGTCATGTTCGAGACGATGCCGGCGGGCGGGAGGATCTGCGCCATTCCGCGCAGCCAGTTGCCGCGGGGGCCCGGCACCTTGGCGGTGAGCGTGACGCTGTCGTTTGACGTCGAGACGGTGGTCTGCGACGCCGCGAACGGCAGCCAGGACCGCGAGTTGATGTTCAGGACCGCGGCGGCGGTGATGCTCGCCAGCGTGTCGCTCGCGTTGTAGCCGGTCTCGACGAACTCGTCGGCGCCGAAGATGCGCAGCGTGCCGCCCGAGGTCGGGACGTTCGCCAACGTGAAGACCATCGTGGCCGATGCGCCGCCGCTCGCCGTCACGGCGAGGAGGTAGACGCTCGTGGTCTTGTTGTACTGCGTGAGCTTCCGCCACCCGCGATGGAGCTCGGAGCCGGGACCGGCGAGGCCGATGACGTCCTGCTCGGTCTGGCACTGCGCGCCCTGGATGTCCGGTCCATAGACGACCGTGTCCGGCGTCATGGTGCCCGCGGAGCTCTTGTTCCCGATCAGCAAGATCGGGCGATTGCCCTGGTAGCCGCCGGCGGGTCCGGCCGCGAACTGGATCTGGAGGTAGGTGCCGGGGACCGGATCGTTGCTCGCGAGGCCGGTCAGCTGGATCGACGCGGGCATGGCTTACCCCTCCTTCGGCGCGCTCGGCGCAGGCGGCGTGGTGGTGGGCGGGACGGGCGTGACCGGCTTCGGGAGGACCGGGATGCGCGCGGCTTCCTGCGCGGCCTTCGCCTGCTCGGCGTTCTTCTCGCCGGCGCGCAGCGCCTTGTCGGCCGCGCGGCTCTTCAGGAACTCCTTGACCTCGTCGACTTCCCCTCCGAAGTTCGGGTCGAACGGCACCTTCGCGAGGTCCGCCGTCTCCTTGTCGGCGGGCCAGAGGTCGCCGTCCTTCAGGTGCGTGATGTACTCGGGGCGGACCGGCAGCTCGTGCGGCTCGGTGCGCGGACGCCAGCCGCCGGAGCTCGTCTCGTCGGCGAGCTCGGGGTCGAAGACGCGCCCGATGAACCCGCGCCGCGGGAGCGTAGGGTGATCGAGCAGCTCGTGGTCGCAGACCATCGCATCGCCGCGCGCATAGACGCGAAGCGTGCTGCGCTTCGTCTTCTGCAGGATCTTCAGCGCCATGAACGACTCCAAGGGCGCGGGCTCGTGGGAGAGCGCGCGCGGGTAAGAGCCACGCGAGAGAGGCGCGTGGAGGTTGGGTAAGCGACAGACACGCGCGCCGCGGCGGCAGAGCGCGCGCGGGCTTTAGCGACGCTTCACGGCGTCTTCGGGAGCGGCACCCACGAGTTCACGTCGGCGACATCGCGCACCGTCGTCCCGCTCGCGGAATCGAAGATGTCGAGGCGCGCCGACACACCGCCGTCGAACGGCGGATTGTTCGAGTACGACGTCCCGCGCTCCTTCACGCGGATCGTGGCGACGATGCTCGGGAGCCAGAGCTCGTCCCCCCAGCCGGCGATCTTGCCGTACTCGGCGCCGACGAAGTCGATGCGGTCCAGGTTCGCGTAGGCCTTGGACCAGACCTGGTCCCCCTTGGTTCCGCCCGGCGGCGTATAGGCCGGGTCCCAGCCCAGCTGCGTCGCGTGCTGCAGCACGATCTCGATCGCGCGGAGAATGGGGCCGAGGTCCTCCTCTTGCGCAGCGGTGAGCGGCGGGAGGATGTATGCGCAGCGCCAGGTGACGGCATCGCGTGCATGGACGACGGTGATCTGCTCCGAGTCCGACTTCATTCGCCAGAGGGCGAAGAGCGGCAGGCGCATCTGCGCCTTGGTCAGGTGCTCGGCGGGGTCGTACGGGATCTGCTCGTGGACGGCGGCGGGAATCTCCGCCGACAGGTTGAGCGCGGCGACCACCTGCATCATGCGGGCCCCGACGTACTGCCCAATCATCCAGGCGTAGTAGTCGAGCGCGAAGTTGAGTGACGGGTCGGCGTCGCGAAGAAGGGTGTTCCCGCTCGTCGTGGAGAGCGGGAAGGTAACGCCGCCCCACTGCCAGGTGCCGTAGCTCGGCGGCGGGATGATCGTCGCCGCTGCGCTCCCGCTCGAGGTCGAGAGCCCCGTCCCGGTGATGGGGATCGCCATGGGCTAGTTCAGCTGGAGGACGAGCGCGCCGATCGCGAACTGCACTTGCTGGCCGTTGAGAACAGTGACGCCGGCGCCGAGAGGGCTCGGTCCCCAAAGGGCATTGCCGGCGCTCGCCGCGTCGTAGATCGCGAACTGCGTGGCCTGGACCCAATCGGCGGTCGCGAGCGGGAACTGGATGACGAGGGCGTTCGACACGAACTCCGGCGCCGCGCCCGCCGGCGCCGAAAACGCGCCGGAGTTGTTCGCCACCTGGACGCGCGCGTAGCCGTTGCCGGCGAGCTCGGCGCTCCCCGCGGTGAGGAGCGCGACGTACAGGAAGCCGGGCACGGGCGCCGGCACCGCACCGAACCACTGGCCGAGGGTGGCGCGGCCGGCGTAGGTGGAGAAGCCGCTCACTTGTTGTGCTCGCGGATGGCCACGTTGAGCTCTCGGACGGTCTGCGCGCGGAAGGACGTCTCGACCTCATCGCGCGCCTTGTCGATGAAGTGGGTCGGCTGGATGCCGGGGTGCATAACGAAGCGGCGGAAGAGGACGCGCCCGCCGGCGACGACGAAGCGGAGGATCTTGCCCGACCCCCCGCCAAGCTTCGGGATGCGGTAGCGGGCCCGCTTCGGGCCCCAGAGGCCCGTTCCGGAGTTGAGCCAGCCGGCGGCACCACCGATCTTGAAGCGCCATCGGTAGGGCCCCGCGATCTGCGCCTTGGCGCTGTCGCGTGTCTTGTGGGACCGGTCCTTGAAGCTGCGCTGGGCGCGCACCTTCTCGACCATCTTCTCGGCGGCGTGCTGCACGCCCAGGGCGATGGCGGCGTCGACGCCGACCTTCAGCTGGAAGAGCGCCCGCCGCGCGGCGGCGGTTCGGATGCGACTCACGGCTGCCCGCCGGGCTTTTGGTTCGCGCTGCGCCGAAGGACGAGGAAGTAGCGCGTCGCGCTGGCGACCTGGTCGCCCTTGCGCTCGAACCAGACGGGGAACTGGAAGCCGCCGCCCGTCAGTTTGAAGAGGATCTCCTTCGTCGCGCCGACGCCCCCTACGGGCGGGTCGAGCTGCGAGGGGAGATAGCCGCCCGAGGGGATGCCAGGGGATGCCGCGAACGCGGGGGTGAGCGGACCTACCTTGAAGTCCTGCGTCGTGTAGAGGCCCCCGGACGCGATGACGTCGCGGTCCGTGAGCTGCAGGACGCGCGGGTTTTGGGTCGCCCATCCGACCAAGAGCGGGGTGTCCACGAGCGAGGTGGGCGCGCCGCGGCTGGGAGCCCCGGGCCAGCTGATCACGCGGATGGTGACCGAGATGGGGCGGAAGCCGAGCGCCCCCGAGATTCCGCGGACGGAATCGAGCAGTGGGAGGAGCCCCTGCGCGAGTGAGGGGGGGGTCGCCATGGCGCAAAGGAGAGGAAGCTAAGACGGCGGGTCAGGCCGTAAGAAGCCGCGGGCTCCGGGGGAGGGCACCCGCCGCGGCCAGCCATCAGAACGGCTCGAACGACTGTCCGCGTCGCTTGCGGACGTCCGCGAGGTACGGGATGCCGAGGACGCCGCAGAGGTCGCGGCGCGCCTGCTCGCGCTGGGCGATCAGGTCGTCGAACTTGTTCCGCTCGCTCCCCTGCCGCCCGCCCCGTCTCGAGCCGTAGAACTTCGCGTCGCCCACCGCCTCCTGCACGCCCGCGAGGAGCGGCGCGAAGGTGTCGAGCTGCGCATTGATCGCGTCAAGACGCGTGAGGTAGGCGCGAACCTGGTACTCGGCACCCCACGGCTCGACGAGGTAGGAGCCGAGCGTGCCGTGGGCGTTCGCCAGGGTCACCACGATGACGAGCCCGGTGATCGACTGAATCACCGACGTCTCCTGGCTCGGTCCGATGTCGACGACGATCTTGCTCTGGAGCGCGAAGGTCAGCGGCTGGACGTTGTTGCCGGGCGCCGGGGGGTTCGCGGCGAGCGTAATCGAGACGGCGGCCCCGCCGGGGGCGGCGGTGACCGCCGTGCTCGAGGTCGTGGACTGGTCGATGAGGTACGGCTGCACCGCCCGGTCAAAAAGGGCGACGTACCCCGCCATCCCGCTGTACGCCTCCGCGCCGATGCCGACGACGTTGTAACCGCAGGCCCCCTTGAGGCGCAGAATCTCGTCGTTGGTCAGCACGTTGGGATCACGGAGTGATGAAGAAGCGCTTCAGCCAGCCGAAGGTGATGGTGATGTTGTCGCCGGCGGCGCCGGTGGCGCCCGTGCTCTTCACGGCCGCGCGCACGTATTGGCAGGCCGCGGCGTCGCCGAAGTCGAACCACTGGCGGTAGGTCGTGGTGACGAGGCCACCGTTCCCGGTCGCGGCCACCTGCACATACGCGGCGCCGTTGCCGGGGAAGATCGTGTCCCAGTTCGTGCCGTCGTCGGACGCCTGCCACATCGTGACCACGACGAGCGAGGTCGTCGTGATGGCTGCCGACACGCGCATGTAGAGCGCGGTCGGTCCGACCCGCTGCGCATCGCCGGGGGCGAGCTGCGGGCCCGCGGTGACGGTGCCGGTAGTGACGCCGTTCAGCGCGACGACGCTGCCCGACGGGGCATAAGCCTTCTGCCGATTCGAGTTGTAAGACATGGAAAGAACTCCTTTGGCGGAGACGTGGGCAGAGATGCCCTCCCGGCGCGCTCAACGGAACGCGCCGGGCCGGCCTTCCTCTCGCGCGGGGCGATTGCCCGTTACGAGGTGTGGACGTTGACGACGAAGCGCTGGTCGAGCAGCCCGATCGCGAGGTACGTGAGCCAGATCACGAGGGCCGACTCGCCGTAGTTGTCCTGCGTGTTGTACGCGGTCTCCGGGAGACGACCGAAGCCCGCGCCGAAGACGCCTGCGCCGAAGAACTGCGAGCTCCGGATCTGGATGCTGTTGCCGTTCGCGGTCGAGATGAGCGACGTGGACTCGAAGAGATCGATCCCGCCGACGCGCGCGATGAAGTTCTGGAACAGCGGGTTGGTGCTGCCCGCGTACGGGTTGTCCTTCGCGTAGGTCGCGAACTGCGGGTCGTTCTTCAGCTGCCGCGAGTCGGTCGGGCCGATGACGCCCATGTACTTCCCGTTCGGGAAGCGCGGGATGCTCGCGTTCTTCAGCGTCTCCTCGACGCGGAAGATCGTGTCGACGTCCATCGCCATGTCGCCGGCGACCGTCGAGTTGTTGTCCGCGGTGAACGACTGCGGCCAGAGGGTCACGCTCGCGAGGTTGCCCATCGCGACGAGCACCTGGTCGACCCACTTGTCGAGGTCGCGCTGGAGGTGCTTGCCGACGATCTGCGACTCGGAGTGGACGCTCCGGGTGCTGTCGAACTTGTCGACCGCGATCGGCGCCACGTTGTTGTTCACGGCGTCGTAGGGACCGCCGTAGCGCTTGATCGTGAGCGTGACCTGCTCGCTCGCGACGTCGATCGCCGTCGTCGAGATGCTCGCGCCCGAGGGGATCTCGCGCGCCGACAACGAGAACCCGCCCGACCCGAACTTCGGCCGGTTCAGCTTCACGGTGTGACCGACCCGCTGGGTGATCTCCTCCGGCATCATGACCGCGCGCGCGTACGCCGGGTCGGGCGTCGCGAGCATCAGGCGGTCGTACTCGGGCGACGTGTACGCCGCGCCGCCGTCCGCAATCGGGCGACCGGGGACCGGGAGGCCGAGGGGGCCGCCGAAGGGCAGCTTCATCGAGGCGCTCAGCGCCATCTTGAGAAGCAGCGCGTGGAAGTACGCCGGCTCCGGCTGGACCAGAAGCATCGCCGACGTGACGTCGAAGAACTCCTCGGGCAGTGAGGCGCGATTCACCAAAGCCATGGCAAGACTCCTTTATTGGGAAAGCGAAGTTGGGGAGCCGGCGCGCGGGCGCGCGGGCGCGAACGAGCACGCCTCTCCCCCGAAGTGGGGATAGAGGAGCCGGCAGTCGGACTAGCTACTTGCGAAACGAATCGACGTAAGCGCGTGAGTTGTTCAGGATGGCGACGCGCGCGAGCAGGTGGTCCCGAGGGTCACTGCTCTTGGCGAGGCGCTCGACCTCTGAACGCACATTGAATTCGGCGCCGGGCTGCGCGGGCGCGGGCCCGGGCTGCGCGGGGGCGCTCGAGGCGGGCGCCGGAATGGGCGGAGCCGCAGCGGGCGGTGCAGCCGCCGGCGGCGTCGCGGGAGGCGCGGCGGCGGCGGGGGCCGCGGCCGGAGGTGACGCCGGCGCAGCGGGGGGCGGTGCTGCCGCGGGTGGGGCGGCCGCGGGGGGCGTGGCCGTCGCCGGCGGGGCGGCGCTGCCGGGCAGCTGCACGCTGAGTCCCAGCGAGGCTGCCGAGAGCTTGTGCATGGCGATCATCTCGAGCTGCTTGGCGGCGCTCTTCTCCGCCTTCACGACCGCGCGCACGGCGTCCGGAAGGGAGGGGAGCTCGGCCTCGACGTAGATGCCGATGGTGGCGTTCGCGATCGCGGCCTGCTCGGCAAGGGGCTCGAGCTCCGTCACCCGCTTCTTCACCGCGTCGTACTTCTCCTTGCGGGTGGAGAGCTTGTCGGTGATCTCGGCGATCTTCTCCTCGATGCTGTCCTTCTTGCCGATCTTCACGCCCGCCGTGGCGCCGATGGCATTGGCGATCTTGCGGCGCTCTTCTTCGAGGCGCGCGGGCAGCCACGCGGGGTCCTTCGGACCGCTCGTGACCGGAGGGACCGCAGGGGGTGCGGCGGCGGGGGGGGGCGCCGGAGGAGCCGCGGCGGCCGGAGGAGCCGCAGGCGGCGGCGTAGCGGGCGGGGCGCCGCTGGCGCCTCCCGGAACGACTTCGTCGGGGGCGCGCAGCATAAGCAGGAAACGACGCATGGAATGCCTCTTTGGCCGCCTCGATTGGGCGGTTTCTCTTCACCGGGTGGAGCGGGACCCGTGGCCCGAATGCGAGACATGGCGCGGCCGGGGCGCCTCCCTCTGGGAGGGCGCCCTCTCGACCGCGCGCGCGAGCGTGAGTCTTAGTAGCCGGTCGCCTGGCCCATCACGAAGATGGCCGCGGCGGCGTCCCATCCCGTGGCGGTCGCCGTGATCGCCGAGCCGCCCGTGATGGCGTTGAAGAGCACGATCGAGCCGATGTTGCCGGTCGAGACCGCGGCGCTCTGCACGTAGAGCTCGGGGCCGTTCGTGGCGGCCGCCTGGCGACCCGGGGGACCGGCGAAGACGCCGTAGAGCGTCACGGTCTTGCCGTCGCGCCGACGGTTCTGGATCAGCTGGGCGAGGGTCAGCGTCGTTGCGATGCCCGCGTCGAAGCCGCCGCCTCCGATCTGAATGGTGTCGGAGCCGCCGGTGTAGACGACGCCGAGGAGGTCGAACGTGACCACCGCGAGAAACTCGAGGGCGGAGCCGCGGGGCTCGTAGAGGAAGTTGATGCCCTTCACGTTGGCATTGCGAGTCGCCATGGCGATTGTCTCCTAAGTGAGGTGGAAGAAAGGGCGGCGTCTCGCGGCCGCAGCGCGAACGTAAGTGGAGAGAGGGTCCATCACATCTTGGTGACGAGCCCGATCAGCGAGATCTCGATGGTCTTGCCGGCAGTCACCGACGCCGCCGTCGCTTTCAGGTTCAGGCCGGGGTAGCCAAACAGCACGCCGACGGGCAGGTTCATGACGATGGGCGACGTCGTCGACACCCTCCCCTGAAAGAGGACCGTCGGATTGGTCGTGGAGTTGTCGGTGATGGTCACGACCTCCGGCGTCGCATCGTCCGCGGTGATGGCGAGCGACACGACGCAGATCCGCTCCTTCGCGCCGAGTACGTACGCGGTGGCGACGTCGCGCCCTCCGGCGAAGATGGGGATAGCCGCGCTGGGCGCGCCGTTCGTGAGGGAGAGATGTCCGACGAGCGGATTGCCCTGGTAGGCATTGACGCTCATCGGGGCTTACTCCTTCTCCGGATCGTGGCCTTCGTCGTGGTCGGCCGGCTCGGTGCCCTGGGGGGCGGGAGCGTGCGGCTCCCCTTCCCCGCCGTCGGGCGGTGGCGGGTCGTCGCTGGGCACCTTGGCGGTCCCCTCACCGTGGCCCTCGCCGAGCTTCGTGGGGGGCGTCGGTTCCGGCTTCTCCTCGTGCAGCCAGGAGGCGCCGCCGCAGTTCAGGCAGTGGGGAGCGCCGTCGGGCGCCTTCGTGCCGCATTCTCCGCAGATCATGGGGGCGTCCCTTCTCGGCGTTCGTTGCCGGTCAGACGCGCATGCTCCCGGCGGAGCGCGCGCACTTCGGTTTCCAGGCCGCGCATGCGGCACTGCTCGATCTTGAGCCGCGCGAGTTCGGCTTCGGCCTCCGCGAGGCGCGCGGCCACGATCTCCGTGGGCGAGAGAGTCTCGCTGGCCTGCTCCTCCGGCAGCGCCACCTCATCCAGGTCCAGAACGCGCCGCGCGAGCTCGGGGGATGCGCGCGTCGGACGCGGACGCTGCATGGGCACCACGCGAGCGCCTTGGTCCGCCTCGCGCTTGGTCGGGACGACCCGCTGCAGCGGCACGCGATTGCCGTCCTCGGCGATGCCGCCGGCGACCGAGCCGGTCACCGCGATCCCGAACTCGACGCCGCACTTCACGCACTGCGGTCCGATCTGCCCGGACTTGAGCAGCGCCATCGTGGGCACGCTCGTCGTGCCGCAAGCGTTGCAGTGCATCGGCGTCACGGGCTTGGCCTGCGGCTGCGCGCCCATCAGGCGAGCCCCACGCCGAAGACGCTCCGGGCGCTCTCGGCGACCTCGCGCACGGCGCTGTTGATGGTCTCGGCGATCGTGCGGCTGAACGGCGCCTCGAGGTCGAACTTCGAGAGCGGCCCCTGCACCGTCCAGTGCAGGCACGGCCGGTCGCCCTTCATGTGGACCTGCAGCGCGAGCCGGCGCGTGTCGCCGAGCTCGTAGGTGAACCACACGAAGCCTTCCGGATCCGCGCCCGGCGTCGGCCGCGGCATCCACGGCGCCGCCCAGGCCACCTTCATCGCGACCTTGAACGCGTCCTGCCAGTCGTCCTTCGCGATGGGCTTGGCGCCCACGTCAGTGGGGTCGCGACTCAGCTCCTCGCCGGTCTTGTTCCAGCCGACCTGCGCGGTGATGCAGATCTTGAAGTTGGGATCGTCGCCGTACATGAAGCGGCGGATGTCCGCGGCCAGGAGCTTCAGCTTCTCCTCGAACGGTTCGTCCGCGAGCTTGGCGATGGAGGCTTGGTGCATGAGCGTACGGTCTCGGGATCAGCGGCGCGCGCGCGGGGGCGCGACGCCTAGGTGCAGGAGCACGTAACAGCGGCATCGGACGTGGAGCGGCGGGTCCCCCTCGGGGAACTCGTCGTCGCCTTCCACCACGAGCTGGTCGAGCGCCTCGCATACCTTGCAGGTGCGCTCATCGACGTCGGCGACCCACTCGCGCGAGAGGATGACCCCAATCTCGGCGGCGGCGGCCGCTACGTCCCCGATGCCGGCGTTGAAGGCGCTGGCGTTCTCGTGGACGGCCCCCGTGCGGAGCCGGGGGGTGAGCTGCTCGTTCGCTCGCTCGAAGGCGCGCTCGAGCGCGCCGGGCTCGGAGGCCTTCGCCTTCCGGAGCTCGCCGAGCGCCATCAGCCCCCACGCAGAGGCTTGGGCGGTCGCCGTCGTCCGGGCGTGGACGGCGTCTTGCTCGGCGCCGTCGGCGTCGCTGCGCTCGGCGGGGAGCTCGACGCCGTCGCGGGTGAGGTAGTGGGTGGTGGTTCGCCAGCCCGCCTCGCGAGCCCGCACGCGGGCGTCGAGGTAGGTCTCGGCGAGGCCCTGCGCGAGCGCCGCGACGCTCACGTCCACCGCGCGGCGTGCGGCGCGCTGATCGAGCCCGACGAGCGCGCGGGCCGAGGAGGCGTGGAGGGCGAGGACCGCCAGCACGGCGGCGGCCGTCCTCCCCTCCTGCGAGTCGAGCGCCGAGCGGAGCTCGCCCTTGCGGCGCGAGAGCTCCGCGGCGCGTGCTCGTCTCGGCTTGGGCATCGGCTACGCGGCGGCTTTGGTCTTCGGCGTCTTGCCGTCGGCCTTCGGGGGCTTCGCCTTGTCCTTCGGCTTCTTCACCGCCGGGCCGATGCCCGGGGGCTTGCCGGTGACGCCGGCGGCGAGGGCTCCCGCCTTCGCCATCGTCACCATGCGGTTGGCCTCCTGGCTCTCCCTCTCGAGCCGCTCCTTCTCGAGCGTCTCGAGGTACTGGTCGGCGTTGCCGATGTCGTCGAAGACACCCTTGATCTTGAGGAGCGCGGATTTTTTCGTGATGAGCCCCGCATCAAGCGCGCTCTCGGCGGTGGTCACACGCGACTGCTCGTCAGCGTCGGAGGCTTCGAAGTAGTCGCCCCAGGACAGCTTGATGGTGGGGTCGAACCACTGCCGCCGGGTCGCCTTGGCATCGCCTGCGCGGGCTGCGGGGGCGATGCTCGCCATGTCGCTCGCCGGAGCGGTCTGCAGGACGGTCACCTCCTGGTAGAAGCGCGCCAGGATCGGCAGCGCCTTCTTCGAGCCGGCCAGGTACAGGCCCGTGCCCGAAGCGAGCGCGATGCGGAGGAGCATGTTGACGAGCGGGAGCAGGCAGTTCGCGCCGAAGTCCTCGCGGAGCTCGTTGCAGATGGCCACCTGCGGTCCGAAGAGCCGCTCGATCGCCTTGCCCGATAGGTCGCTCGAGGAGAGCGTCTTGGCGTCGATGGTGACGTGCCCGAGGCTCTCGCGCAGCGTCGACCGGTTGTCGTCGATGTCCCCGACGAGCGGGTCCAGGCCGCCGTTGGGGATGGTGAGCATGTTCACCTTCGACTCGGCGTTCGTGTAGGTCCAGATGACGCCGGGGCCCTTCTTTCGGACCTGCGCGCCGGAGCGCCCGCTCAGCGGCATCTTCCAGCCGGTGGGGTCGCTGCCCATCTGGGCGGCGGTGGAGGCGCGCCCATACGGCGCCTCGACCGACGCCTCGTCGTCGACGCCGGTCTCGTAGACCTGCGGCTCGCCGCAGTAGAGCGCCGCGCGGAAGCGCTGGGAGAGGCCGAAGTTGACCGAGTCGCAGAGCGATAGAAGGCCCCAGTGGATGGGGCGCCCATCGATCTGCGAGACGTCCGAGACGGTCTCGAGGAACCGGTACCAGATGGCCGGGCAGAAGCCGAAGCCGTGGACGAAGCGCGACTTTTCCTTCGTCTGGAACTGCGACGCCCGAAGGAGCTTCAGCGGCACGTCCTCGACGGCGCGGATCTCGATGGGCTCGAAGACGATGTCCGTCTGCGCGTCGATGCGCCGGCGGTACTGGTAGACGCGCTTCTCGAAGCGCTTGTCCGCCTCGTTCCAGACGTTGGGGTCGACGTAGAGATACCGAACCTCGACGGCGGCGAGGGTGACGCCGTCCTCCTCGAACTCCGGCCAGCAGGTCTTCGGATCGAGCTGCGTCACGCGCAGCTTCCCCTTCACCACGCTCGGCATCGGCACGCAGGTGCCGGCGCCCATGGCGTGCTCGAGCAGCTGCTTGGACACCGCCGGTAGGCGCGCCTGCTCGCAGATCTTGCCGAGGTAGGCGTCGATCACCTCGCTCTGCTCGGGCGTGAGGCCGAAGCGATCGTCGAAGGCGCCGTCGTCCTCGCTCGTGAGCGTGGTCATGACCGGGAAGCGCCGGTCGCCGAGGGCCATCGAGGAGAAGGATCGGATGGCGTTGCGAACGCCGGGGTAGATGACGCAGGGGGCGCGCTCGGTGAGCGGCTTCTCGCTGCCCTGGTCGAGGAAGCCCGCGCGCCCCTCGTAGACCGTCCCGTCGACGTACCGCTGGTAGATGGAGACGCGCTCCGCCCGCGGCGTCATCGCGAGCTTCAGGACCTTCGCGATCTCATCTTCGGAGAGGGGGGCGGACATGGGAGGGGCCGGCGTCTCTCCGCCGTGTCAGTCGGGAGCGTCGCGCTCCCACGTTCGAAGGCGGCGCCGGCGCGGGCGTCGCTCGCGCTCCCCCGACTGGCGCCGTGACCAGGGCGGCGTGCGTGGAGCGTCGCGCATCGTGCGCGGTTCGACCCGCAGCGCCGTGCGGAGGTCGAAGTCGCCAAGTGGGTAGCGGTGGGACGTGCCCGAGCAGCGCGAGAGGCCCGGGAACATGCGCTCGCCGTACCAGCAGGACGCGCGCATCTCCTCGACGAGGCCGAGCATCCGATCGCGGAGCGAATGCATCCGGTTCTGAAGCGACTCGCCGGTGACGTACCCGAAGTCGATGCGGATGACGTACGGGTCGTAGATCGACGCGTTCGTCGTCCCGGAGGTCTCGCCGATCATGCTCCGTCGACGTCCGCCTTGGCCGAGACCTCCAGCGGCGCGGCGTCGAGCTTCACCTCGGACCCGGCGGGCATCTCGTAGCCCTCGTCGCCCGGCTGCAGGGTCTTCAGGTCCCCGTGCACCACGGAGGTCTTCCGCCCGAACTTCTTCCGGAGCTCGAGCAGCGGCGAGAGAGCCTCCTCGCTCTTGATCTCGATGCCTTCGGCGCTGGGGCGCTGCGGGGTGAAGCTCACGTCGGCACCTTTTTGACGTAGGCGATTACGATGTAATGCCGCTTGTCGTCGCGACGACAGACCACTGGTCTACGTTCACCGCCGAGAAAGAGGGCGTTTGGGTTCTGCGCTGCGTAGCGTGACAGCTCGCGCGCGAGCAGCGTCCCCAGCAAGCGGCCGTCGCCCTCCGCGTGCTCTGGGCGCAGCGGGTCTACAGCGAACGGGACGAGCCCACCCGTCGAGTTCATTGGCCATCCGACGCGCTCGACATCCTCGCGATCCGTTTCGCCTTCGACGAAGCGTTCCGCGCCGATTGCCGTGCAAGCCTCATCGACCACGCTCTGCGCCGCGACGGTGAACGTGTCCGATGCGACGAAGTCCGCCACGCTCACGTCGGCCTCACCCCGAGGGAGCTGTACAGCTCGAGGAGCAGCTTCTTCGACTGCCCGAAGTGCGCATACGTCTCGGACGCCTTCAGCACGACATCCTTGCGCCGGTCCTTGGGGTCGGCGGCGTGCCGCAGGATGGTCTCGATCTTCTCCATCGCGGAGTCGATCGCCTTGGCTGCGGTCTCGAGCTCCTCGCGCGTCAGCTTGATGTCGCCCAGCTTCGTCTCGTTCATGTGCTCACGTGCTCCGACCGTTACGGAAACGAAAGCCCGTCTCGTGGGCCATACGTACGATGCGAGACCCGAAGGCCCCGGCTAGGTCGGAATGGCCTCCGCGCTGGCCGTCGTAGCGGCGACTTCCTTTCGTGCGATGCCCGCCGCGGCGTCCCCGCGCGCCTGCCGCGCGCAGTTCTGCCCGCAGAACAGGCCGTGCTCGGTCTCGATCCACCCCATCGCCGCCGCCGCCTTCGCGGCGAGCGTGCCGTCCTTGTCCTCGGTGTTGGGCTCGAGCTCGACCCGCGCCTCGCACCCGGACTTGTCGCAGGTGAGGACGCCATGGGGGGTCTTCAGCGTCTGCGGCGGACGAAGCGGCTTGGCCGCCTCCTCCTTCTTCCGCGGCTTCCCCTCCCCATTGGAGGTCTCGAGCTCGTGGCAACGCCGCGAGCAGAAGATCGCCGGCTTGCCGTCGCGGTCCTTCGCGCGGACGTAGCCATGCACCTCGGCGAAGCGCGCGATCTCGGCTTCGCTCATTCCGTCGGTGTCGAGCCGCGCGCCGCAGTGGTACCGCGAGCAGCAGAGCCACCGCCCGAGGAGCTTCGAGCCGTCCTCCGACACCCGCACGACGTCACCGGGCTTCGGGGCGAAGCCGGGCGCGAAGCGCGGAGCGGTCTTGATCGACGCCGCCGCCGCGTCGGGCACCGTGGCCATGCGCGCCGCGAGCGCGACGTTCCGGGCGCGGTGCTCGGCCGCCTCGCGCTCGCGCGTCGCTTCGGCTTCGGCCACGCGCTGCGCGTCCTCTGCGGAGGGGCGCGGCGCGGTGGCCGTGCGGGGCATCGGCAA